GGCATGTTGAAGGTTTTGGATACACCTCCAGACAAGAATGGTTGTACAGCGGCCACCATATTCAGGTGACCCTCTACAGATATCATTCTGGTTTTTGCCACGAATGCACAGTCGAAGACGGGGAGGTGTTCTTCCTTGAGCTCAAGGCAACCTTCGGCGTACCCGTTGTCGCTGATGTACTGAAGAATCTTGGGGATGACCAAGGTAGAGTACCCAAGAGCAATGAGCGCTTCAGGCACGGCATCTACTGTGATTTTCATTGTTCCGCCACCTACCATGTCTTTGTAGGTGACAAGACCCATGGCGGGCTCTACTCCCGTGGTATCACAGTCCATCAAATAACCTATCGTCCCGCACGGTGCCAGCACTGTCACTTGCGCATTACGGTAACCTGAGCCCTCCTCTTTCTTTTTACCGAAGCCAGCGGCCAATGCCTCTCCCCAGGCTTTGTACGCGATGAGCTGTAGGTGGGATTCTGGAATCTTCTTAGTAAAGGCCCGGTGCTTACTAAGAACCTCTTCCATGCTGACCTTATTGTACTCGTAGGCGCTGAACGGACCTTTAACTGACGCTACCTCGGCGCTTGTGGTGTATGCCTGTGCCGTCATGAGGCTGGTAATCGACGCTGCGATTTCGCGCCCCTTGTCGCTGTCGTATGGAATTCCCCAACGTAGTAATAGTCCTCCTAGGTTAGAATAACCCAATCCGAGCGGCCGGTACTTGAGGCTGTTCATCTCGATGTCTTTAGTGGGATAGCTCGCGGCTTCGACGATGATGTCCTGTGCGATGATGAGCATACGCACAACATGCTTGAACATCTTTGTGTCGAAGGTGTTGTCGTCGCGCATAAACTTAACGAGGTTTATGCTGCTCAAATTACAAGATGAATTATTTACCCATAAAAATTCAGCGCAGGGATTAGACCCTTCAATCACGAAGTCGTTAATGCAAGTGTTGAACCCATTGATGGTGTCATGAAACTGCAGCGCCGGGTCTCCGCAGGCATGAGCGCACTCTGCAATCTTCGTAAAGAGCTCGCCAATGTCCACGGTCCTAGCGATGCTACCATCCGCACGGTTGATGAGATTCCACTTCTCTTCTTTACCGTAGTACATGTGCTGCCGCACACGCTCCATAAACTCGTTGGTCACTCTGACGCTGTTGTTGCCGGTTTGGTGCTTGGCCCAAGAGTAAGCACCCTCCAGGTCGTTAAACTTCGCTGACATCCCACCTTTGATGAGGCGTTCAACAATGACTTCCTGCTCGTTCTTACACGCGATAAACTTCTCGATGTCTGGATGGTCGGCATTGAGAATGCACATGCGCGCGGAGCGGCGCGTACGACCACCGGACATGATGACGTTAGCAAAGGAGTCGTAGCCCTGCATGAACGACACAGGGCCTGATGCTGTGCCACCACCACGGATACGCTCGGTAGAAGCTCTGAGGTTGCTGAAATTTACGCCGGAACCTGCGCCCTCTTTGAAAATGAGACCCTCGGTCTTGGCGAGGTCGAGGATGCTGTCCATGTTGTCCTCGACCTTGTTGATGAAACAGGCGCTGAGCAGCGGCTTGTCGATACCAGGCACCCCGGCATTGAACCAGACGGGGCTGTTGAACGCGGCTAGCTGGTGCAGAAGAATATGTGTGAGTTCGCTCTCGTAGCTTAGGATGCTTTCGCTGCCGGGCTCAAAATAGCCGTGAGCTAGCCCCTTGTCCGTTATGAAGTTCACGACACGTGCGATGGTTTCTTTAAGGCTAGTCTCTTTGTCTTTTGAATCTCGGGATTCTCTAAAGTATTTATTGGCTGTAATCTTTCTGGCGGTCTTTGACCAGGTTGACGGGAACTCTGCGTCGTTTAATTCGTAAAGAACATTTCCACTTTCGTCTGAAATCTTGACTGCTGTTTTTTCCCATTTGACTAGGTCGAATGGGTGCGAACCCACAGTTGTGAGCACGCGATTTGATAACGTCAAAGGCATTGGCATCTCCCTCTTCAAACGTTGATTTTGACTTTGAACCGCACCACCGGCTTTTCCTTGGGCGACCTTATACCGCATAATACTTCGAGTTGTTCACGAGTGTCCACCTTATTGGTCATTAATGACCAGGCTATTTGTGCTAACCAAGCAGCGTCTGCAGCATCGTCCTTTAACATAACGTTCCACTTGTTAAACGCCGCTTTAACCATATCCTCTTTATCTGAAGAACCGCTACGTGTAGCAAATTTTTTCAGCGTTGTTGGTTGCACAACGGTTACTTCGGCTCCTAGGTTTTCTAGGGTTACGAGAAACACTCCGCGAACCTGTCCTAGTGTATCTGCCTTGTTTGTTGAATCTAATGAAGGTCCTTCGATACAGGCTAAAATTCTTTTTTCTTTGTGCTCTCGAACAAAGTTGAGAAGAGCGTCCTGGTGGTGTTTCAGCCGTTTACCGCCACGGAGTTCTTTCGGTCGTATTGTTTCAGTACGTAGACCTAGGTCGGGTGTGATTATCGCCAGACCTGTACTCGTGGCTGACGGGTCTATACCGAGCCATATTGTTGACGGTGTTTGGTCCATGGTCTATTATTCTAATACTTCTACGAGGTACTGAAATGGCAAAAATCACTGCGACATTTGACCAAAGAGTAACGCGAGACGGTTACTGTTTGGGTGTTACTATCTCTGATTACGACGATACGGACCCAGTGAGTCTGGAGCGCTGTATCCTAGTTAATCTTAGCGGTGCCAGCAGTATAGTTAGAGCTGCGACGATCCTCGATTTATACAACTACTCAATCCCGTACAGCTACCCGTTAATTCACGTCACTGGAGATGGGATACTTAACGACGTACAAGTTGGTGACATCGTAACTTTTAACACGGTACCAGAGTACTGGGAGATATCTGAGTTAGTATCAACCCTTAGTTTACCTGTTACAAATGTAACGGATGCTCCTAGCTTTGGATGCGTCCATTTGAATACGTCTACTCTTGTCTATTCAGAGTTTGCGTGTGGTTTTGACGGGATACTTAATTTAACGGTTACGCGTGGGAGTAACACAATAGTTCCAGAGGACGACTACTCGATAGTGGTAGGTAGATTTCCTAATGGATCTACGTTACCTACTTATAACCAAGTCCTGCAAACTTACTATCCAGTCAAACGCTCGGTAACTATATTCGCGACACAAACTGAAGCTCTTAACAAAATAGAGGCTATAAAAGCTGAGTTACAAAGTCTAGTTACTGAGTCAAATACGACAGGTGTAGACTTTGAAACAACGACGGTTGAGGTGTTCGAATGACTGTTTCCGTAACCCTGGTCGAGACCAGAACTATCGAAGCGGGAAATCTTTACCGCGTAAAACACGCGATATCTGCTTCTGTACATATTTCCGACCACGTCTTTGTGTTCAATACGGCTGATGAATCTTTTTCGCACGTGGCAACAGTTTACGATATCGAAAAGATAGCAGCGACTACGAAGGCAGCAGCTGAGACTGCGGGGGACGAATACTACCGCCTGGACACGGTTACCCGAGATTGGGATTCGTTAGACACAGCATCGGAGTACGCAGTGTACAATAAACAACGCTTGCAAGGGTTAGTCTCAGACTATCAAGTGTACTCGACTACTTTTGCGGGGGTTACCACCTCGACGATCACGAGTGACTAAATGACAGTACCAACTACAAAAGTAGAATACTCGTACGCGACCACGGCGTTAGCTGACGGGTCGTTCCAATACGGAATTACCGCTTTCGTCGCTGAGGCGGGTGAGCTGCCACACTCTTCGCTGTTTTTGTACGAGATTACGGATGTCGTTGACGCGACGCAAGACGCGTTCATTCGCGTAGCGACTCCGTATGACTTGGAGAACGTTCTGGTTGGTCGTGACCCGGCCAGGGATGTGGGAAACTCGTACTACCTGTCGAGTACGTTGACGAGAAATTACACAGACCTCAACTTAGCCGTGCAGGCTAAAGAGGCTGTTAAGTCTCGGGTGAATGACGGAGTACGGTCATGGTACGACTTCAGCAGTGACTTTATGGGAGACACAGATGTGTACCACCCAACTGCTGATGCCACGTACGAAGTTCAGTTGCAAGATGCGTATTACACTGCTCGCACGACTAGGCAAGATGCTGAAACTGCATTTGCTGCGTCTGAAGCGTCGTTAGTTCTCGCACGAGACGCGGCTACCGCGAACACAGCAATAACAGCGGCGTACAAAGTTCAGCTGGATTACATAACGCGAGCGCGTGCCTACTGGGATACCTATTTCGGTATAATCCAAACTATCACTAGCGGTTTGGGCTTTGCTGGTAAAACGAAGACATACCAGACGACCGTGGCTCAGTTGATTGCGGATGCTGACCCTGCTGACCCGTTATACGGTGTTTGGGTAGCGGCGTACGCCACGCAAGAAGCAAATCTCGAGACGCTGTCTAACCACGAAATTTCTGCCACGCAACTCACTTCTGAGTTACTGGCATCATTCCAGACGCTGACGTCGCTGTACAACACAAGTCTCCAGCAGGCTACGGTGAAGAACAACGCGGTATCTGTGGCTGTCATAGCAAAAAAAGAGGCTGAAGCGTTACTTGCTTCAGCCTTGTTAGCCGAGGACGCAGCCCTTGCGTTAGCCCTCGCGGTTTGTCCGACGTTTGTTCCTACCACGTAGATCCAGGTATTTTTCCGTAGTGCTCGTACAGGTCTATTAGAGACCCTATCTCGCATTTCCACGGAGCTGTGTCCCGGCTGCTTGGTTTGTGGAATGTTATGGCGTAGTTGCCTTCCCATCCTGCGTCGAAGTACATAGCTGCGTAGTTTGTTTTGCGCCACATCCCTACGCTAGTAGGGGATTCTTTAACGTTGGCGCACGCAACCACTAGCGCGTATCCGATGTCGTCTTCTATCTTTCCTTCTATTGTCTGGACGCGTCCTTCGTACAACTCGATTTCTTGGCTAGCTTTAAACTTTTCCCAGGTCTCGTCTTTGTTACCGCTTAGTATGATCGTGTTGTCGGATACGCGGTGCACACAAAACCCAAGTCCGCTGTGCATACTGGCTAGGCCAAGAGTGGCTTTACTCGTTCTACCTGTTGAGGGATTTTTGATGTTGTGCTTTCCACTGAGTGAGATGATCTCTGCGATGTTTCGCTTCGACAGAGTCCTTGGCTCATAGCGCAGGACCGAGGCAGATAACTCGGCGATTCCCGGTCTAGGGTTCTGGCAACTGCGTCTACGACATCTGAATTTTCCCTTTAGGCAGACTTCAGCCACAGAACACTTCGAGCAGTACTCCTTTACGTTGTTAAGGGTCTTTTGGCGCTCCACAAGGGCTTCTAGTCTCCGTTCGTACTTATCCGCGTAGCTACTAAAATCGAGGTCACCAAAGGAGATGTCTTTAATACCCTGGAACTTACGCTCGTCCTTGTCGTGGAGCATGGTCGGGGATATGAACGTGTGTTCGTATATTACGCTTTTACGAGATGGCAGAAATGCTTCTGGTTTTCCGTACCCAGCTAACTTTATGGTGTCGTACCTCGGACACAAGCATTCCTTTACGGTGCACGCTCCTTCAAAACTGACGATGCTTTCAACGCAGGCTTTACATCCGTACACATGCTTTTCAGGCATACGGCACTTGTGTACTTCTTCTTCCACGTTGACTGTGAAAGCTGGGACGCCCTTTTCAGCTTTGACGACTAGATACTCGAGTGCGTTTGTGCCTAGTTGCATCATACAGTCTGCTAAGAATCCAGACGCATGTCTCCCGGCATATAGAGCAGCTCGACCACCGCAATCCACTGACGTTATAAAGAACGGAGGGGGAAACTCAGCCAACAGTTTTTCGTCATCAGCTAGAGCGAGGGCGTCCTCAACAGTGTATTCGTGGTCTTCGGGTACGTTTGGGGCATACGTACTGAACACTAGCCCCCAAGTTCTCCATTCGTTACGTGACGCTCCATACCACTTTCGATGGTTGTTCTCCCCGAGGTCGAACTCCTCGTCGTTTCTCGTGGTGAAGGTTTCAACTATAGCGGTGAACATCTTGGTATAATCGACAGTTGTCATGGCGTTGGTGGTATCCATTCGGGATAGTGAGTCATAACTGCGTCGTGAAACACGTCGTACAGCTTTTCACCATGGTCGGGGTGTATATGCTTAACGTAGTTGATTTTACCGCGTAACCACGACGCGAACTGTGCGGGGTTCTCGTAGCCTGCTCGTGCAGCTTGAGAATCAATCCCGTGTACCAAGCAGTTAAATACTGTTGCTCGTAACCGAAGGTAGTCTTTCCTTTCTATATTCGGTTTCTGGTTAAACACGAGACCAAGTAGCTTTCGCTGTTTTCTCCCAGTCTTAATCTTTGTCTTCTTGGGATTAACAGAGTACCCCGATTTCTGTATAAGCCGGAACACCTCGCGGAGTACTGTGGCTCGGTGTCTCGGGTGTACGCGTTTACCACAGGTAATGGCAATGTCGTCCGCGTAGCGTGTGTACCGCCATTCCCAAGCTGAGTCCAAACCACTCTCAGCGTTTAATGCAGCCAGGTACGCCATGACGGGTGTGTCGATTCGCTGAGCCGCTACGAGGTTACAAATAGCGCCTGAGGTAGGGCTTCCCTGGGGTACGCCTATCACACGCTTCTCAGCGTCCCTAGGGTGTGGGAGACCAGGAACAGTCATAAGCTCGGCCATCAAGTCAGACACGTAAGCCCCGTAGCCCACCGACATCAAGTAGTCCTCTACCCACCATTTTCTAGTGGAATGGAAGAAGTTCTTGAGGTCTAACTTGATGTACGTTCCATTACGAGGACACACATGCGAAGCTGCTGTCTTGCCCGCTTCAGCGCCGTCACAGAGCTCGCAGGGGTAGATATGCTGGAGGACCGCTAGCTTTGTTCCGAACCCAGACCTGTAACCTGTAACGTGTGGCCCCAACTTGTTGTGTAGCGGCGTTAAAACCTTTTTGTAGAGGCGAGACAGAATCCTTTTTATGTAAGGCCGAGGAGCTTGAATACTCCGAAACCCCCCGGTCTTTTTGGGGATCTCGAACGTTGTGTACAAGCTTTTTCGATTGAGAATCGCGAACCACATCATGCGCGTCGTAGTTCTAAGGTTGTGCGCGAGGGTGTAGTCATCAACGATAAGCGCGAGGTCTTCCTGTTCCACTAAGAGAGGGTTTAAGTCATACTTGAGTAGCTCCGTCCTGTTGAATGTCGTCATCTTGGATTTGTATCCTCTCGTTAGGAGTGAAAATGGTATTCGTGCTCATGCAGACCTTATGACCAAAGGTACACAAGCCCGACTGAAAACCATCGATGAAACGCTCGCAGAAAGTACAGGGGTTCCCGAGAACCTCTTTGTTCACTATGAGCACGGGAGCATCTTCAAAGAAAATGCTCGCGGGCTTCGTGTAATTCAAGAGGTACTTAGACCGCGTGTACCCTAAGACATGTCCCTCAGTTAACCCGTTATGCCGTTTTCGATTCGAGTACAGGATGTTGTACGTGTAGGTTGGTACAACCAGAATGTAGTCCTCGATCTTGGATATCCCGACATGCCACGCAACATTTGACTGTTGGTTTTTTATGGCGGGGGTTTCACGTGTTACTTTTCCGGTTAGGCTTGTCGGGCCTAATGACGTGATAATCTCGAGGTCAATCCACTTCGTTAAGTACTCAAGGATCTCAGGGGTCATTTTGTGCTTTAAGTACACGTAGAACATTCGGTCTGCGAAGGCGGTGTCTTCTTTATGAAACAAGTAGAAGCGGTCATACGGAAAAAAGCTAGTACGTCCGGGCAGTTGGCATAACTCCTTTTTCTTTGGTTTTCGACCTTGGCTGTTTTTCACCTTTACGCTGTAAAACGGGTATGTAGGCATGTTTACTCCGATAGCAGAACAACGCGTTGTCCCATGTCAGGGTGGACTGCTGCGTGAGTACCTCCACAGATAACCCAGATAACTGGACAGTCCGGTTGGTACACAGGGATGGGTCCTCCGTTCTCGTCACTGACAGGAGCTCCTCCGTCTGTAAGAAACACTACTAGGTCTGGCTTCTGAAAACTGTGTTCCTCCCAGTTTCCTTTACAGTTTTCGACACGTTGGATCTCGTCCCTCTTAACTCCCTTTACGCATTGGAACGGCGGGTTAAAGTCTGTGCCACCTCTTCCGTACCTAGTGTATGTGTTCGTCTTGTTCGCCTGCATCTCGGATCTCAGGATGTCAGCTTCTAACGAACTCAAGTAGTCTTCGTACTGGATAGCCGCGTCGAACATTACGATGTGGAGGTGAACACTCTGTGTGCTCTGAACAATCCCGCTTAGCTCTGTGACGAACTTGATGAAGTTGGCGTCGCTGATAGACCCTGAGGTGTCAATCACAACAGAGACGTTGACTGCGGTGTCACACTGAAGTCCTGGGTAGGGAAGGATTCCTTGACCCATCACTGGCAAGAGGCTGTAGTTGGGGATCACCGCGCTCTCGTCCATCTTCGGAATGATGCTCGACCTCAACATGTTCTTGAAGATTTGATCCCACGGAACTTCAGGCTCTTTCAAAAGCTCTTCAACAGCACTCTTTATTTCCAGTGGAATGGTACCCCGACGCTGTATTGTCTGGTCATACGCATTCTTGACCATTTCTTTGGTCTCTTTGCTTAGACCACTTACAAGTCGCTCGGTCTCGGCCTCAGTACGGAAACTCAGTTCGTCTTGTGGGTTGAATAAGTGCTCAGGGAACTCGGGGTGTTCTTGGTCACTGGAGTCATTCGAATTTTGTTCTTCGTTTTCGCTGTCATCTTGGTCAGCGTCGCCACCTCCATTTCCATCGTTCTGGTCGTCTGACTCTTCTTCCCCTTTACCAGATCCCTCGCTTGGGCTGTCGGACTCTTCTTCTTCTTCCGCATCTCCGCTTGCACCGTCTGACTCTTCTTTTTCTTCGCCACCACCGTTACCGTCTTCATTGTTTTGGTCGCGGGTCTCTTCTTCCTCTTGTTGGTCGCCAGAACCACCCCCACCACCTGAGGGCGCAAACAGCATCGGTACTTTCTCAGCCTTCTGAACAAGCAACGCGAGGTATTCTTCGTACATGAGCTTATTAGGAAGTTCGAAAGACTCCGGGTTCAGGAACCTGCATTCCTTTCCCATGGCGTCCATTTCCTTTTTCAGGAAAGAGCTGTTAACTGCAAAATCCATAGCAACGTTACCGAGTTTGTGATTCAATTGGAGGTCCTTACCAGACGGTAAGTTGTTGTACATCCAGATAGCTCGAGGGATATGCTGAAGAATGATGTGGCAGGCTTCATGCTGAATGACAAAGAGCTGTTCATGCACGTTGAGCGACTCAAACCACTCGAGGTCGTACACCAGCAAATACTTCCCGGTATTCCGGTCCAGCGTGACGCACGCTGTCTTTTGTCCGGGGGAACAAATTCGTCGGCAACCGTTGAGTACGCGGCCGTAGAAATTGTTTCCCCCACGTGGAGAACAGAGCCACTGCAGTGCGTTCGTGAGTGCGTTGTCTTTAGTTTCGCCCATAGAGTTACTCCTTTGGGTTGTTCGGCGTACACTTAGGAGTGTCGCAAGAACTGTTGTTGGTTCGACCATTACAGGTAGGAAATGATGATCATTGACCAAACTACTGACGCCGGTTTTGCAATGCTGCGAGTTCTCTCTGAAAAGTTTCCCGCTATCAGAGAGATGGCGAAGACAGCCGAGCTAGACTCTGATGAATTTTCAGGGTTACCGACCTCAGCTTTTGCGTGGCCTGAGCGTCGTATGTTCCCGCTGCACAACCGCGAGCATGCAGTCCTTTCACTAGCCTACAGCAAAACAGCTTCGATACTGCCTATCGACGTGACGTTGAACCTCGATAGAGCCGCCGAGATTTACGGCGTAGACATGTCCTCGTTTGATACGGAATCCTCCTTGGAAAAAGAAGCCGGGGAAGAGTACTGGTTGTTGGACAGCCAACGCCGTTTCCGTGTCACGTCTGCTAGCGACGTGAAGTTGGCTGAGCAGATTGTTGGTCAACGGTACGCTGAGTTTTCTCCCGTCGAACGTGCAGAGATCATGCAGAACTTGGTCAAGGTCGCGGAGCGGTACGACGTTCCGCTGTCTCCTTCTACCAAGAAGTTTGCCGGAATCACTCTGACAAACACGAAGGTTCTCTGTGATTGGATTGGTGCTCGGAAAGAGGCAGCTCTCCGAATCAACTCTCCTGTGGCGGCATCGTACGAGAAGTTGGCTCAGGCTTTTACCAATACTCCCGACTATATTTCGGACAAAAGTTACCAGGTAAAGTTAGCGGCTGCGTTGCACGACCTGGATAAGAAGGCCGGTATCGAGTCGCTGTACGGAAAGAAAATTCTGGACCCCATTCAGACCGTTTGGAACACCGACAAGCTGGCGGCTCAGAGCATCAACATCGCGGGCAAGATGTTTGACAAGAACGTTTTGTCTTCTCTTCCTGCTACGTTCTGGTCTGATGCGATTGGTCCGGACTTCGCAGCGGAGATCGCTCCCGGCGGCGAGGTTGACCCCACAGCTCTCGAGCAAATCATAGCGACGTTGCCCAACGACCTTAAGGCTTCCCTCGCTACGAATCTTGCTGCATACTCGCATTGATGAAAAACAAAGCGTCAGAAGCAGAGTCTAAAGCAACGCTAAAGGACGCAGAGTCGAGTTCGGCTCTCGCGCTTCTTTTGTCCGTCAGGTCTCTCTACGGTGACGATGTTCTCGTTTGGGAGCCTGAAACTTTTTGGCTTACGCTCGAAAGAGACAGCTATGTGCTAGCTGAGCCTGAGAGAGACAAAATACAAGCAGCTCTCGCGTTGACCGTTAGACCCTCGTTCTACTGGGACAACATTGTCTTCCAGCACACGGTACGCGCGTTAAACGGGCAGCACTTCAGCGCGGATGCCATCCAGGAAAACTGCACAGCCCACATGGCTTGGGCTGTGTGTGAAGCCGCCACAATTCGGCAGTTCGACCCTGACAAGACCACGGTTCCTGACTTCGATGGGGACGTGTGCCTGTACACTGCTGTGTGCTTACGCCGCGAGGGCTTTGTTCTTCCTCCGGGGGAGCTCGCGTTCGCGGAAGAGTGTTTAGAGAAGCAACTCTCAAAAGAAGACCACGTTACCGGACTAAAAAAAGACGTAAAGCAAGCCTGGGCTCACACAGCCAAGAGCAAGCTAGCGCACACCGAGTTTGCAGAAAACTCTGTCGGTGTGCAGCTAGCTCGTCTTGCCGCTTGTTACCTTTACGTCGAAGACCGGAAGGGCCAACTCAGCAAGGAGTTAGCTCGCTTGGGGATTAAGACCTGAGCCGTGAATCGATAGACGCATGAGCTGTTTCGAGTCTTTGGTTTAAAGCTACGAAGTCCTGGTGGTTTCTCAACTCCTTCATCAAGTGTGTCAGGTACAGACCAGCTTTGTTCTTTGCTGAGACGATTGGGATTTGTTGCATCGCCGAGATGCTTGCGTCATTCGGGATAAGCATCAGGTAGCGTATCAGGTTTCTCGCTACGCGGTTAACCTCAGCCGGTTCGTTGATGAAGATGAATTCCAACACGTCCTGCGTGAGGCTGACGAGTTTCTCCAAGGCACCGTTCTCAACGAGTTTGTCCAGCTTGTCCTTTATCGTTGAGAAATGAAGGATGACGTCTTCGGCACTGAGCGTAGCGGACTTGTCGTGCAGATACCCTACGAGCTGCTGCGACATGGTCATGCCGATTGATGACCCAAACCGAATCTTTGCGACTTCCCCATCGAGAGGAATCTTGCTGTAGTCCAGCACATACGCGTCGAGACTCACCGTCTGCCACGTGGCAGGGCACGCGTAGGACTTGCTTTGCTCACGTGCTTTGGCGTCCTCTACCAGGCTCGGAGAACCACGCAGGAACTCGAGAACGGATGGGTGGCAGGGCTTCGACATGGGACCAATGGCGCGGCATGCTGTGTCGGTTTTGTGGAACCCATTGGTCTCTGCGTGAGTCAGGAAGTCTTTGGCGTTGGACACGACGTACATGAACTTGAGACGGCGTCGGAGGGCCGCGTTCGACTCGATGTTCTGTACAACGTAATTCGCGGTGTTGGGGTTCATGGACGCCACGATTGTGACCTTGTCCCCTAGCTTGTAGTCGTAGAGGAGCCGGTCCTCAAGTAGCGAGAAGAACATGGCCATGGCGTGCTGCATGCCCTGGTTGATCTCGTCGAAGTGTAGAAGAGCTGATTCGTCGGTATCGGGGAACTGTGGCGGAAGAAGGATGTTGAAGAACCTGTTGTCGTCTCCCTGAAGCTTCGGAACGCCACCACCCAGGATAGAGAAGTGGGCGGTACGAACGTCCGCTACCCTTGAGAGGTTCATATCCTGAGCGAGCTGATGCACAATCTGAGACTTCCCTACTCCGGATTGACCCACAAGGCAGAAGACCCCTCTGAATTGGCTATTGGCAATGGACAGCTTAATCTGGTGAATGGCCTCACTTGGTGACACGCGGGGGATATCGTATTGATCTGCGTAGTGGACTATTTCCTTCTTGTTGTTTGACATTTTCTCATTCCTTTCTTATGTTTAGCAGTATGTCTGCTAAAGTAGAGGCAACTCTTAGCGATGTTGCCGAATCCTGGATTAGGCTTAATGGGAAGAAATTCAATCTTTCCAATTGGCCTATGCACAGAGCTTTTTACGATTGCCGGTCACGTCGAACTCTTTTCAAAACAGGACGACAGATTGCGAAGTCCACGACGCTGTCCAACTTTGCTATCGTTGAGTGTAGTGTTATACCACATTTCTCCGTAATGTTTGTGAGTCCTACCAAGGAACAGACTGTACGCTTTTCGAATTCGCGTGTGTCCAAAACCATGCGGTACTCACCGCACATTAGCCGAACATTTCTACACACAGGTTTGGCCGACCGCGTCTTCCATAAGCAGTACAAAAACGGTTCTGAAATGTTGTTCACGTATGCGCTTGACGATGCTGACCGACTTCGTGGTCCTTCTACCGATAGGAACATGTACGACGAGGTTCAGGACATTCTGTACGATCCGGTCATCATCGTCGGAAACGAGTGTTTATCCCACTCGAAGTACGCGTTTGAAACGTACGCTGGAACCCCCAAGACGATGGAGAACACCATCCAGTTCTTATGGGAGAACAGCAGCCAGACGGAGTGGGTTATCAAGTGCGATGGGTGCAACACCCAACAGTACATAGACTCTGCTCGCTCTCTAGGAAAAGAAGGAATTATTTGTTTAAAATGTGGCAAGTACCTCAATCCTTTTAAAGGACAATGGATCGATCTGAACTCGTTTAAGAACTCAGACATCGACCCTGCTTTTCGTGTTAAAGGATTTCACCTTAGCCAGCTCATCATGCCTGAGTACAATCCTCACGCGATGGCATTAGCGTGTCCTGATTTAGTTTCATATGCGAAGAACGCATGGAATAGAATTCTCGTAAAGAACGACGAGTTAAATACTTCTAAGTTCAATAATGAAGTATTGGGAGTATCTGACGACGTTGGCTCTCGAATGATCTCTAAAGAAGAGATCGAGAGGCTGTGTATAGGTAAACCCCTTCAGCAATACCCTGATACCAAACAACACGCTGAAATATCAACTATCGTTGCAGGTGTAGACTGGACAGGCGGCGGAACAACAGGCGTGTCGCGAACGGCGCTTTGGATTTGGGGGTACCGGCCCAGAGACAAAAAATTGGTCTGTCTCTTTTACAAGACCTACCCTGGCATCAATCCGGTAAACAACATCGAAGAAATAGCAAATGTGTGTCTGTCCCATAAGGTAGGGTTGGTTGTGGGCGATGCTGGCGAGGGACACGCACCAAATGATTTACTGCGTAAACGTTTAGGCGTGCATACTGTGACGCAAGCACAGTACACAAGCCAAACGAAAGCCGTTGTTTGGAATCAGCTAGACCGCTACACCGTGGATAAGACCACCATCGTCGATAACTTTTTTCTCCTATTAAAAAGAAGAGACGTTGAGCTGGGACCGTTACCGCAGATGAAGACAGCCATAGACGACATGATGAACGAGTACGAAGACATTACGTCCACGGGGCGTAAAGTCTGGACTCATGCTATGTCTCTTTCGGACGACTGTCTTCATGCTGCGGTATTCGGATGGTTGGCATTCAAGATTGTGACGAATGACTTGCAGTTCTACTACACGAGCGAAGACGAGAAGAAGACAGCCTAGCTGGCTACTAGCTCTTCGAACTCAGCTCGAACTTCTTGCTCGATAAAATCGTCACGGTCGGCGGGGTTCTCGGGGACTATGTGGGTCACGTTTCCCATTTTCTTGATGTAGTTGTCCACGCTCATGAGCTCGCCGTATGACGGACCCACTTCTACGTCCCAAGAGAACGGAACAGGTAGCCACGGATACCTGTTGTTAATACGGCGCATACCGTACTCCTTGATGAACTCAGGGAGCTGATGCACGTACTTGTCTGGGCACTCAAACCCAACGGAGTCATGAACGGTGAGTAGTAGCTCACCCTGCATGTCCACCCGGAGAGGCTCTTCCATATCACACAGAACCTCAAGAACGATTTCAGAGCTCGTGCTCTGGATCTTGAAGTTGACACTTTGCCTTTCGGCTTTTGAACGCAGACTCCACGGAAGTTTATGGAGTTCCCCAAAGCGTCTACGCCGCCCAAAGAACGTTTCCACAAAACCCAAATGCTTTAGCTGGTCCTTGGTGAGCTGGATGTACTCAGGGATCGTGGGGAACATCTTGAACAGAGTGTCTACGATAACAGCCGCTTGTTCTTCCGGGATACCTACGATAGACGAAACCTTGTTTGGAGTAGCTCCGTAGAGAATCCCGAACACAACGCGCTTGATGATGCCGCGCAAGCGATCTAGCTGTTTCCCATACGGCTCTTCTGTTTCTTTGATTTTATCTCGGTCGCAGAAGTCACTGTAGGACCACCCATGCGCGGTATCTATACCTACTGTTTCAGCTACTTCTTTCCAACGGTACTGCTCAACTCCGTTAAGAACGTTAGCCGGGTTGTAGACCATAGACGCAAAGAAGCTGTGGGGGTCCATGCCGTCGTTAAGAGCTTTGATGAGGTTCTTGTCTTTGCTGTACGCAGAGTAGATTCTCACTTCCGCTGCTTTGGCGTCAGCGTTACCGAAGGCGTATCCCGGCTGAGAGGGCACGAATATCTTTTTGATGTTGTGCCCGCCCAGTTTCTTGGGGATATTTTGCATATTTTCGTGAGACGATGAAAGTCTACCGGAAGACGTTCCATGTTGGTGATACGTGGTATGCATGCGATCATCTTCACGTGTGAGAACCATGATGTTCTCGATGAACGTGTTGCGTGCCTTCTGCATCGCCCGGAATTCCAGCAAGTCTCGAGAGAATGGGCAGTCGTACTTTGTGACGAGCAGCCGTAGGAATTGAGCGTTCGTGGAGATAGCTCCAGAGTCTGTGCGCGGGGGTTCTACCTTCCCCAGATAGCACATGTGCTCTTTTGTCTCAGGGTGGGTAAAGCCCACGTTGTACAAGATGGACCTAATCTGTCCTGAGCTGGCAGGGTTAAGCTTTTCTTTGTATCCTGCCGGGAGCATATGGTTAAGCTTGATGATGGCTTCCCGCGAAGACTGCTCCATTTTTATAGCGAGTTCTCGCGTGTATTCCCGGTCCATAGGGACGCCACGGTTCTCTATTCGTGCAAGAACTCCTAACGTAGGCAGAGAACGTGTAGCCATAATGCGCGCGAGAGGTTCAACGACAGGACAGAGTATGGCACCTAGCTTACTGAATTCTTGACGTTCGAACTTCTGTAGCTTTCGACGCTCTGCAATAAACCTGGTAGATTCTGCTCCCATGTTCTTACGCTGGGTAACTGCAATTTGCCATGTGGCGTCAGCGTCGATAGCGCCGTAGATGCTTAAGTCCTCAAGTGGGATGTGAGCGTAGCCATCATCTTTTAGTAACGATTCTTCCGCTTTGCTAAGCTTCTGGCCTAACTCTTTCAGCTCCTTCTTTTTCTCGATTAACTTAGCGTTTGCCTGGGCTTTTACCTCTTTTTCGTAGTTGGCATAGCTAGGAAGGTAAGTTTTTACCAACTCTTTTAAGCCGTAGAACCCCTTCTTGTCTTCGGCTAACAGGTGCTCTGCAATCATGGTATCCCAAGCTAGATTGACGACCCCAAACTTTTTACGGCGTAACACCTTAGCGTCGAACTTGAAGTTGTGACCGACCTTGGGCTTTTTACACGTGAACAGTTTTACAAGGAAGGGGTGAACGTCTTCCAGAGACCACGTAGATTCGCGGTGCTCCACCGTGATAGACGCTGCTTTTCCGATGTCCCAAGCAACAGTTACCGTGAGCAGTTTGAGCTTATCCCGATGAGGCATAAGCGTATTCGTTTCCGTGTCCAGTGCTATTAAGTGTTTTGTGGGGTCTACACCTTCAGGAGCATACGCGATAATGTGATCTACGAGGTCGGAGACTTCCTGAAGAGTTTTTGGGAATATGTAGTTCTTAGAAATAGCTCCTACGTTTGCCTTTGTCTTCAGTATCTTCTTCTCGTTATTAAGGAGGACGCTTCCCATGAAAGACTGTATGTGGCGGTTTACGAGCTCTATGTACCCGGACTTAATAACCATCTGGGCTAACGAGATAGACGCGAAAACGTAAACGTGCCTACCCCCAATGTACGTCTCCAGAAGTTGTCCTACGACATCTGCGTGCTTCTTGATATTGAATCCTAGAGTCTTCAGGACTACAGGTCCAAACGCGAACACCATGACAGACCTGTCAGGGTCCGAGTTACTAACCAGTTTTTCCTTTAGGATATCGCAGCAGCAACGAATGGTCTTTATCGATGGCTTGGTGACAACGCAATGGACCGCGTAGGTGAAGTAGGTCTCTATCTTCGTGTAGCTGGTGTTCTTGTTCCTAAAGTTCTCGACCATCGCGCGGGCATCCCGCTCTAACCCTACTTTCCAAGACTCATGCGAGTGCATGCTCTCGGAGGGTCCTATCTCTGGCGAGTCGCTAACAAAGAAACAATCAGTTAACTTGGGACCGTTGTCCTTTACGAAATGCTTTGCGCCGTAATGGTCACACTCTAGGCACTTGGGTCCACACCAACCCTGAGTACATAGCTGACAGTCGAGCGTAACCTCTCTAGAACTCGGTATCTCCTTTTTCGTAAGTGATAGTTTCGACGACTTCGTCTTTCGAATCTTCGGCGGTTTCGGGTCTGTCATTTACCGCTACCAATCCTTTTTGTTCCGTTAGTTCTTTTGGAACAGCTTCTTGTCTTTTTGTTTTCTCGTATTCAGCACTTGTTTTTCCGCTTAACCAATTGCCAGATTCAAACACAACGACGTCAGGTATCCTGATTCCTTTTCCTAAGTACTGAACGCTGTTCTCGAGTATCTTGGAATCTTTAATACGTTGGTCTGTGAGAACGTTACTATCGCGCATTAGTGTTTGGCGTAACTGGTTAGCTTTAATCCCAGCATTATGCGGGAGTAACCTAACAAGTGCCTGGTCGAGTAGCACGAGAAGTAGCTGTCTCTCTTCGTCTAGGAAGATACCTACGGATGACTCGTTTATGTAGTGTCTTTGACCTGGGTTAGCTAGCAACTGGGCTATTGATTTGTACAAGAACGGGATGTCCTTGTCCCCTGAAGGAATACGGATAACTGGGTTATGCATCATCGAGGTTAACGTGGAAGCGGACTCAGAGTAGGTGGTTGCTCTCTCGATGTTGTCCATGTTCGATTCCACAAACTCACGTAAGAACTTTTTCCAGTCGAGGCCCATTACGTCCATTACTGCGAGCATCCCAAATAACCCAGAAGCGTATCTGTACTCTAGCTTGGAGCCTAAGAAGTCTGAAAACGTCAGGTATTCTTTCTCTATGAGTGCATAGCTCTCCATAATTGCAGGAATGTGTCGATACATTCCTATAACTAAGCGGTCAGCTATTCCCTTAACAAAGGTATCTCCGTATTTAGCCCGGATAATATTCTTTACGTTGTCGCGTCCTTCGATTTTCTTAGTCTCGATCATGATCATTCGGTTAAGGTCTTGGGGCTTTTCAACTCCACTAATTGCACAGTAAACAATGGGGCAGAAAATCTTACGGATAGATACACCAGACACTCCGTTGTTCGATGCGCGAATACGCACACCTTCGCCAGACACACAGCTCCTAAATAGCTCTTGAATCATACGTAGTGCTTCGGACCTATTAGTCCCATTGTCAGACTCAGCTTCGTCTAGGACTAGAAGAAGGCGTGAGTTATCCATAAGAGAACTGATGCCTGCTTCGGAGAAGCCGTCAAACCCCAAAGACGAGTACAGGATTCTCATTTCTTTTGCTCCACCTATGTTACACAAGGTGGACAAGAATGAAGATTTACCTGAACTAGTTTCCCCTGTAACAATCGCCATGACCTGTCGTGGGTAACAGTTATTAGTCGCCAAGACCATGGCCATAGCCCCCAGCATAGACGGGACGATGTGGTGGTTCTTAAAGAAGTAACCGTCGGTATATACTGCCACCATGTCGTGGTATAGCTGAGGGAGGGCTACGTCATTACCCTTTTCTAATAATTCAACGGTTAAGCCATCCGGATACCAGGGAAGTTCAATAGCTCCAGCCATGTACCCAGTGTCGAAAATGATATTTCCGTCACGCGGACCATCTAACTTTACCCAGTGAGCTCCGGTATGGTCCCTGGAAATAATCTTGAGGACATCCCCGCCACAGACAACATACTCAGCTATTACTTTACCCCTGGAATCCCGTATGCAGTGGTAACCTTGCCGTAGTAAGTTTTGATGCTTTATAGCTGGTACACCAGCGGATGCGCGCATAACAGCTTCGTTGGCGTAGAACCGTAATGTCTTATCGATAGTCTCCATACTCCCGTCTCCCTCTTTAGTAGTGGGATTAGGGATAAAAGCGGGCCAGCCTACGTGGTCAATAATGAACTGGATTATTCCGCCCGAGATAATAGCGAGTTCTTTCATGACAGATGTAGGGCTGTCAATCTTGAACGAGAACACTGTATTTTGATTTTGTCCTCTACCTATGCCTAGAAGCTTACGTTCTGACCCGGTGTTATCCGTACCCACCATAAACATTATTGACTCGAGCGCTTCTTTGAACCGAGTAATAAACGCTTCCTCTGAAACTACGCTATTGGTAAGTGCTCTCTTTAGGGGGTCAGGCTTTAATGTGGGATACGCTTCGCAGATACTTTGAACGTAGGATTCTCGGTCTAACGCGTTTAAGAGTACTTTACCGATATCGACAGCTACTTCAGTCAGTCCACGGTAGTCAGTTGGGTCTAGTTTATCTAGTTTGTCACAGGCTCGTTCGTACAACCATTGTCCTGAAGGCTGGTAGTTCTCTTCCCTGTTTGCCCAAAGTTCAAGAACAGTCTTTTCAGGACCAACTGCAGCATGGTGTACCGCGTTATCGGGGTCATCAGCCGGTGCTAACTTTTCCCAAGCGTCGTTGCTAAAAACGTAAGAACGAAGCTTTGAGAATACTGCGAGCCATTTAGCAACAGCTTCATCCCCACTAGCACTAGTCTTCTGATCTCCACCTTTGTCAGGAGCGTCACCGATGAGCATAACGTCAGTAGCCATGCTTCGGACTAAAGACTCTTCAGCTCCTTCGATGGTACCTGTTCCACCTAAGCTGACAACGGGACCCCATATATTACCTGTCTCAGCCATGTTAGCCATGAGAGACAAACAATCCATTTCTCCTTCAACAGCGTACACAGCCTGTTTTTTAGCTTTAGCGTCCCAACATGTTTTGTAGTGATCCCACCCTAAACCAAAAACACCAGGGACGTCTTCGTGCTCATCTTCGGGCATAATGTGCGTATGCCCTGCTTCAGGGAGACGGATCTTAAATCGACCAATGTTTGTAGGGGAGTTGTACAGCGTAAAGACAGGAGCTCCGATAAAACGGTCGTTAGACCCGCCGCGTGAGAAGCTGCTAAAATATTCCATAGCAGCGTTTGAGTAGTCTTCTGGAATTTCGTTTAGCCCTATTTCAGGTGGACTCGGACTGTTCTTTAGGGCTGATAGCCTGATAAAGCGGTCTGTTAGTTTCTGGCTTAGTGCGGTCGTAGTCGGGTAAATACCGATTGGGAGTACGGGGATTACGTCTTTGCTTATTTTGCGCTCTATAGTTAGCCAGTCCACCGCCTTTCTCGCATAGGCGTAGTCACCAGTGCAATCACACTCTATTGCTTGGCATAATTCGTCATGGAAAATAGCTTCTGCCGCTTTTTTCATCGCAGCGTTAAGACGTTGTTTTTCTAAGAGAGTCCCGTATTCTTTTGGAAGAAAGCTTAGTTTGTACTTAGCGTTAAGTTCGGAATAGCTGTCGGGAAGAGTCTTTTGTGTGATTACCGAGTAAAGTACAATGGGATTGTACGTAGACCACTTACACCCAAAACACCCACATATCCCTTTCTCGTTTTGAATGGTGAAAGACGGGTTTGTCTCAGCATGTGCCGGTGTTGGGCACAAACCAAGAACGGATGTGGGAGAAGTTACCTTGAACTTAAGGTCTTCCCTCCCAGCATCTTTTGCAAACTTTACCCAGTCTTCAGACTTGATGAGGGGCCAAATCTTAGCACACTGTTCACGTGTTAAGCCCCTCGATTCTTTCGATGACGATTTCTTCTTCGATTTTGCCATGAGCACCACCTAGTGATTCATTAGCTTGCGCAGGACACAAAGACTGATAGTCACACCAGTTGCAGAGAATACTTGTTTTGGTCTTTTCGAGATTGGAGCCATCAACCTCAATGGTGGCGTCCACCATGAACTGTACTACCTTATCCAAAAGGGCGTCAAGGTCAGTTAAATCGATTGGGTCAGCATGCTCTATTAGCTGGTCTTGCACCCAATGTATAGCCGGTAGCATCTTTGTCAGATGGGGGTAATTCGCTTTTATTAACAAAGCGTAACAGTCCATCTGATGTGTATGGTTGGCTATACCTTTGTTCTTACCCGTCTTGTGGTCGATAATCATTGCCGTGGGCTTATCCATAAAGACGCACCCAACGTCAATCATACCGCGCATAAGTAGTGTGTTCGCTGCTCCTCTTTTTTCGAAGTACGGTTTCTTTTCGCCGTTAAAGCCTACGGCTATTTGCGCTTCAAGTACTAGTTCATGTTTTCCGTGAAGAGTTCTAAAGGCGTTGAATGACTTTGCAAACTTTATTGCGGCAGGACGGGAAGCTTCAACAGCTTCAATCTCCCGCGTAAGGAGTTTCTTTTCACGGATAACCGTAGCTACTGCGTTGTCTAGGGACTGTCCTTTGAATAGGAGTTCGAGTACGCGGTGAATCGCTTTACCTGTGCGTGCGTCAGTGCTCTCAACAACACCTAACGCTGCTTTATTCGGCTTGTTGACATACGTATACCAGAACTTGCGCGGGCATTGCTTTGCGGTTTCCACTTTACTGTGAGACCACGCGGCATGTTCTTTCAAAAATGGAGTGAGTGTGTACGCCATAGAGGGACCTCTTTCTTAGGAAAAAAGGGGAGTCCCTCTTTGACCAGCTTTACGCCGTACCAAAGAGGGAATCCCTGAAACGTGACTACATCAGACGTTTACGCCCGTAAAGTCCTTGAGTGCTTCATCTGACATCTCGGTGGACTCTGGTCCGCTGGTCACTGCTGCGACAGTAGGCTCAGGCTCTTGTGCGTAGTTACGTGCGATCTTGGGATAGAGGTAATCCCTTTCGGCAATAGTACACATGAGGTCACAGAACTTCTGGATCGAGGGGTCTACACCTTCGGCAATCGGAATTGCTGAAATTGTGAAGTAACGTTTTGTTGCATCTTTCGGTACTTCTTTAGCCTCAAAGCTGTACCAACGTGCCCACGGAACGCTTCCTCTTCTGGCGAGTTTAACGAGTTGTGTCCCTCCGGGAGTAGACGTTCGTTGGAACCGGATGAGTGCGATGTTCATAGGGTCTTTTGTGAGAATGATCCCACTAACCATATTGGAACAATCATTAACTTTTCCGTCTCTCCACGGGAGATACAGGCACTTCTGGCAGTGGCCGTACTTATCTCCCACGATGCGGTCGTGGGACGTACACTCCGGAACAGATGGCCGGGTGTCTCCCTGGTCGCGCTTTTCCCATTTTTGGCATCCTTCCCACAACAGGATTGGCGTTGCGAGAAATTTTTCACCCATCTTCTCAGAGCTAGACAGGTAGAAGTGTCCGGATATTGAATCTTTGGGGCGATTGGGGTCGTTACCCACTCCCTGATTCAAACGCACTTCGAGAAACTCTGTTACAGCTCCTTCGGAAACAACACCCTTCTTTTGTGGATTCATTTTTGCCACGAGCTCGAAGAGTTTGTCTTGAATTGCTTCTGGGAGTTTCCACAACGTTTCATCAATAACAGCGGGAGTCACATTCTCTTTTTCAATGCGCGTCAGTTGTTTCCCGTATCTCTCTACGAACTCAGGAACATGACTGTAGCTCTGTAGAAGAGATAGGGCTGCCACGACCGGATTCACCTTTTCAATGGCTGCAGTAGTGTCCGTCTCAGATACTTCGGTCTTGTTTTCTGGCATCTCTTTGTCCTCGGTTTGTGCTGTGTTTTGCGAAACTGTTTTTTGTTTTGCCACGTTTTTTCTCCTAGCAGAAGGCTTAAAGCCTACCTTGTGGTAGTTGCGTTGTCCACCGCTTTCGACTACTAATTAGTAAGGAGGAAATATGGATAATTTCTTTGATAGCCGAACGTTTAGAGTTTATTACGAAGACGTTGGTAAGCATAAAGTTCTCACACCAAAGCGTGAAAGAGAGCTTTTGATTTTGTATAAGAGTTGTCCTAAATGCCACAAACGCCTTCCACACCTTGTAAAGCGTAACAACTGTCCAAAGTGTGGAGCGCCAACCCCTAAACGCGTCGTAGGTAAATCTCTTACTTGTACCGAATGTAACACCCGTTTTGACGGATTTGTTCCTCCAATCTATTGTCCGGCATGCGGGTCCACTAGGGATATGAGTGCGCGTGAAGAACTCATAGTCACTAACTTGAGGTTTGTAGTAACGACCGCAAAGAAATTGTCCAAGTCTCCCGAGATTATTCAGAAGTTGATATCCGCAGGTAACGTTGGTTTGTTATTGGCCTTAGATAAATTTGATATGGCACGAGCTACTCGGTTCTTAACCTACGCATCGTGGTGGATACGTAAAGAAATGCTCGATGAACTGCACACTAGCGGTATTGTGCACGTACCATCCCACAAACAAAAAGCTGTTAAAAAGAATCAGAAGATGGGAGCGTATGAATGTGTGTACTGTGGGGTACGCACGGATAACCCGTTAAGAACTACGTGCCATTCTCCCGAAAATAAAACGCACGATTTTATACACGTTAATGCCGAAGAAATAACAACCATGTCTTGTGTCGTCCCAATAGAAGAAGCGATGAACAAACCGGACATCGAAGACACTGTTGAGAACCAGACGATCAGCAACGACAACGCATTGCTACTCCGTCAGGTATTAAACCTTCTTCCTATACGTGCTCGAGACCGCTTTATCCTTTTGCAGTATTATAACATCGCGTCAGACGACCGTAAGACAGAGCCGAAAACGCTTCCACAGTTAGCAGCAACAACAGGCGTAACTGTGGAGCGTGTCCGTCAGATAAAGTTGGCTGTGTTGAAAAATTTACGGCGTCAACTATTTGAGGTGAATGCGCAGCAGGAAGGTGTGGTGGGGATGTTACTCGGTAGCGCGAAGACCGGCTGTGGTCTCGGCTCCGTGCAGGAACCCCTCGTAATACGCCGCACGCCCCTTTGAACCAGAACCTGCGTACCTATCCGAGTACTCCTTGAGCAACGCCACGATCTCCTTCTTGGGGAGCGGCTTGATGCTGCTGGACAGCTCGTCATAGTTCAACGTGTTCGTCTTGGATTTCTTGGTCGGGCGTCCTGTCTTCTTGGACTTCTTGCCTGCTGCCTCCTCCTTCTGGCGCTTACGCTCCAGGTACTGGGAGACCGCTTCGTCCGCGACATCGGGAGAGAGGTTGTTCTTGATAACCTTCGCCGTCAGCTTCTCGAAGAAGTTCATGTCGTTGTCATTGAAGACGCGCTTGAACACTCGTAGATGCGCGAAGTTCAGTTTGTCGAGACGGACCAACTTCAGAATCTCCGGGGGGAGCTCGAGAATACCGATGTGCTGTGACACATAGGACTCGCTTCTCCCACAACCCGCAGCGATCTCCTTCTGCTTCTTCCCATTCTCAATGAGGAAGGCGAAGGACTCGGCGATCTCCACGGAGTTGTGACCCTCTCGCGCGAGATTGGTCGCCATGGACGACATGTACGCGTCTACTACGTTATCGTCTGCTACGAACGAGATGTTGACCTGTTTGATACCGAGTTCGAGCATGGCCATGTACCGGCGGCGACCGTCAACGAGGATAAATCTTCCAGGGTTCTCAGGGTTAACGCGCACCGCGAGGGGGACGAGTTGGCCCTTCACCTTGATCGATTGGCTGAGAAGCTTCAGGTCGCCAGCTTTTTCACGATTCCAATGCTCGGGGAGATCGATCTGACCGATGTCACAAGTTGTGTTCTGGCCCGTTAACAGGACGGGAGCCGCGTTGTTTGTTTTCTTCTTCTTGGACTTTTTGTCCTCGGCCTCAGGTTCTGGCTCTGGTTGGTCCATACCTGCGAGGATCTTTTCCTGTTCCAGATCGTCGGGGGTCGTCTCATTGTGTGACACGTTCTTTGCTCCTACATCGTCTTTTTTTGTCTGGGTACACTATTCTGATGCCGCAGCTAATTCTGCGAGCACTTCGGACTTATCGATCTGAACCATTTGTAGTCTCTCGGGGGGAACACCTTCTAGGATGTCACCTAAGAGATGAAACAGCTCAGTGGAGCAGAGGAGAAGACTCTTCTCGGAGTTGTACGCTGTCATATATAGCGCGCGAATAGCCTGAACTGTTTTTTCAGGGTCAACTCGTTTTCTCCGTGTCGAATACCGGGTCATTCAAAAGGCTCCGTGCCGTGCACAGGACACTTCAAAATCCCGCCAGTAGTCGCGGGATTCACGACTACTCGTTGACACCAAGGACAACGACCTTTGTCGTGTTCGTCCTCAGTTCCAACTTTTGTGTGATCCTTCTTCTCCACTACTCCATATTTTTCCATGTTACGCCTTCGGGGCAGCAGCTTTCGCGGCTTCCATCTCAGCCTTGGTGCGGCGCTTCTTCTTGGGAGTCTCACCTTCGGGCTTCTCCCCTTCTACCTTCTCGTGCTTGATGCGGAACATGATGTCCTCGATCAGGTAGTTGACGCGTGACTTGCAGCCTTTGTTGCGCTTACCGTCCAGAGCGCAGAGGTTGTCGAGCGACTCCGTGACGAGTTCGCCGTCTTCGTTCTTGCGCAGAATCATGACGTCTGGGAGATTGGGAACGTCGGCTGTATCGAGGATCATTTTCTTGAGTTCCTCGAGAGCGTTCTTGCGAGCCAGCTCGTCATCGACCAGGCGGCTAACTTCCTCGAGAGGAAGCTCACGCTCGCTCATACGACCACACCGCTCACACTTCGTTGGCACTTTGATATTCACGTTACCTCCAGTTGATGTTGTCGATGTCAAACTGCTTGATTGCAGTCAACAAGGCGGTTGTTGTTTTAGGACCAAGAATCCCGTCGACAACCAAGACTTCCTCGGGATGAAGGTCCATCTTCTTGTGATTCCACGATGCCTGAAACATGGATACTGCTTGCTTAAACGCTGCGTCATAAATCTTTGACGTGCTCGTAAAACCAAGTTTATCCAGGTGGGGTTTTGCTTCTACCACAGAAAGAACGTGTTTATGAGAATCGGGTTCTTCGTCGTCGTTAGTGGGAATGTTTACGCCGTATTCAGGACTCTCAGAATTTTCTTCTGTGATTCCGTGGTGCGCTAAAATAGTCTCAGGCTTGGAAAGAGGTGAATTCTCGAAGTCTTGCACGAACGAAAGTTGCGCTACAGGGAACGTGCCTTCGGAGAACACGCCACCGTTACAGTCGGCGAAGGGCCACAGAGGACCCATGTCGGACTTACCTTCGCGCCAATCAGAGTGCTGTGACATCCGGAGAGCGGACATTCTCTCGCCTAACGCCATCTTCACAAGTCTCTTGATCTTGATGTTGTTCACAACTTGGTCGAGTGTGAACGGCTGCATGTACTCGGCTCCCTTGTAATGGGGCGTAAGCGCCACCGGAGGAAGCTCATCGATCAAGTTCTGCGGAACAGCATTAGCCCAGTAGTGCCATTCGTTTTTGGCGTCTCGGAACATCTTGCCTGCGTTAACCATCTCGATGGCTATGGAGTCTTTGTTCTTTCGGGGTTCGTGCCACGCCCCGTTGTGAAGAGCGATGAGATACAGGGGATCTCCGTGATAGTCCTGAACAAAATGCGTTGATGCGCCGTTGTACTTGTTGTTGGCATTACGGCGTGAACTGAACCAATTCACTGTAGACCATGCGTTGATACCCGCTGTGAAATGGTCAACCCACCACAGGTCCTCAACCGGCCCAAGTGCTCCCATGTACATCTGCTGGGTCGGAAAGAACTTATCGAGTCCTTTCTCGAGGATGCGCTGGTGCGAGTAGATGAACAGGTTATTGAGGGCTTTTTGGGCCTGTTTCTCTGAGAGGACTTTTCCATCTCCGATAGCAGCCCATTCGGCCAAAAACATTTCCTTTGCCGCTTTTCCTGTGGCCTTAACCAGCGTCCAGAATTCTTTTTGAGGGAGCTGGTTGTAGTTGACTAGAAACTGGTAATTCATACTTTGCCTCGGCATCTTTCGTAGTAACCGCAGAACTTGTGGGTGCAGGCCCACGATGTTGGGTCACACCGTGGAAAGTCACCTTTCTTTACCATGCTGGCCACTTGTTCTACGTCCTCAATCAGGAGTAACTTGTCTTGCAACGTTCTCACAGATCGTTCTTGTTCGTACCTGGGACCAGCTTTAAGATCAACTAAGAAATCAATTCTAACCTTATTAGTGTCTTCTGCAAGAGCATAAAAGGTTAACTGGTGGGTATATCGAATTTTTTGTTCCGGCCATTTCTTTGTGGTCGTTTTTAGGTCGGATACCACTTCCACCATACGAGGGTTATCAGGGTCGTTTTCCAAAGACATCTCGGTATCTTTGACGCTGTCGATGAGGTCAATAACTCCTCGAACAGGGACACACCCAACTTTAATGGCGAAAGTCTTTTCGGCGTGAATAGGCCGAAGTCGGGGAAGGGCTTGATGGTGATACGCGGCGTAACTAGCAACCGCTTTGTCCTTGACAACTCCTGGAGCATACCCCTCCCAGTTTTCAATAAACAGTGATTCAGTCGCGAAACAGTCGGCGACAGCCTGCATTGCTTCTTTAACGTCGGGAGGAGACCCTGTTTCGATCATTCGTCGGTGGGATACCTCTGCGCCCTTGTGGATTGCTGTCCCCTTTACCATGGAGATACCGGGAGCCTCCACGACTTCTTGGATGTACCTGAACTCAAACTGGCGCGGACACCTCTGGTACATTCCCACCTGTGACGGGGACATCACGCCGCCACGGGGAAGGGCAGGGTCTAGGAATCCTTCTGGGTAAACGAACACTCGGTCAGACGAACGGACTTCTCTGACATCATCTTCTTCAGACATGCCTAACCTCCAGGGGTTTACGGCGTATACCGCCTATTTTCCGAGGGAACGATTAGCGAATTCGACCGGGAACTCAGCAGAAGCTCCAGGATACATGAGCAGTTCGTTGGCGTTGGGATCATCCGGAGCGGGGGGTGGTTGGCCTTGTAACATCAATTCGTGACTCTTACGAATGATGTCGTCCAGCTCATCTTGGTCTTCGTCGGAGTCAACAACTTCGTTATGCGTAACCGGAATTGGTGGGACTACCACGTTACGGTTACTCTCGAACATGACCGGAACTCTTGTTTTTGGTGGTGATCCCGAAGCCACAGCTCCAATTTTGGACAAAGACTTGGCGTCCATACCTGTGATGGTAAACGTCCGGACGTCCCCAGTCATCTCGTCAAAATCAAACACGAGGTCAGCCAGACCGAGAGGGATACCCCATAGCGTAGCCAACATAGCCACGAACTCTTCTTTACTGAAAGTAATCTGCATCTTCGTTTTGCTCCTTAATCGAAGCATATTCCTCCTTGTTAAGATTTTCAATGTAATCTACCAGAGGAGTCTCACCTATTCCTGGTTGTATAACCTCTGGTTTGGTCATGTACTTTGCCATGCGAGCATCTAGCACACACCCCTCGCACCACGGCGCTATTTCTTTTTTCAAGCACGCTTCGTACTCGTCACAGACTACGCACTCCACTCGTTTGGTGAGGACGGTTGCAATATCGTGTCGGTTGTCCAGGGCGATAAGCTGCTGCCGTTCTACTGAGTAACTCCCCACCAAACGGTACACCACTGTTTTTTGTGTTTGACCGATCCTGAAGTTACGCCCTCGTGATTGGTCCCATGCGTCTAGAGACCACGCACGACTGTAATAGATTGAGTATTTTGCTGCCGTAAGCGTAACCGCAATCCCGGTGTGGATTTGCCCGAGGTATATGCGACACAAAGGGTCAGTTTGGAATCTATCTTCATATTTCTTTATGTGCTGAGTATTTGTCCCATCGACACGAACATAGTCAAACTTTAACTTCTTGATAAGATTCTCTACGTTATCTAATTCTTCTGTGTAGTTTCCCCAAATAATCACTTTATGCTCAGGGTCTTCGAGGAGGTCTTCCAGTAAGTCTTTGAGAGCCTCTAACTTTGGATTCTCTTTGTACCTAACGACCTCGATGATCTTAGCTTCAGCGTTTGAACAGCGGTTTGTTCCGGGTTCGATGTTCTTGGAAACACACTCGAATAAATGTTCACATGTGTCGCAATAATTTCCCGTGGCGGCTTTGGGTACGTAGTAAAAACCGCTACACATTTGCATCAGCTTAGTTAACCGAATGGCCCCATGTTTAAAGTCTATACTCTTACCTAAGCCAAGGTGTATCTGGCAGTCTCGTACTGCTACGTTGTAGTCCATTAACTGATTCCCTGTAAGGCTATAACGGATGTCAATGTCCTTTCTAGGGGGGAGAGACACACAGTCAGTTAACTTTCTCTCGCTAGAAACTGAATTAACTCTTTCGTTAATTATGTTCATGTTTTTATAACCACGAACAATGTGCTTGTTATGTGGCGAGATGTCGCAGAACTTGGGCACAAAGTTATGCCACTCTTCTGGCATCAAAAACGGGGACAGTATCCTGAGCTGGGTATAGAAGTCGCGAGGGTCGCCTACCGTAGGCGTACCTGACAGCAAGTACCGCCTGGACGCCCGAGTAGCCAAGGCGTTGATTGCTTTTGTTCGTTGACTGCGAATATTCTTTACGCGATGAGCTTCGTCCAGGATGAGGGTATCAAACGTTAATCCCGACAAAAAGGGAACTGTGCCGCCGTTGAGTTGGTCAACGAGCTTAACGATCTCGTCAGCAGTGGCCTTTCCCGCGTAATATGAAGTCAAAAGAGCGATCTGGTCTTTTGTAGAATGGATCAAAGCCACAGCGTCAAGAACTCTCGTGTGGTTTTTAGTTGTACCCACTTGAGATTTTTTACGGAGACCTTGCGCTTCGGCACACAGGACGGGAATACTGTACATCCGAGCCGTATCATAAGACATAATCACAACGTCGAAGTCTTTGGCTTCTACTAACTTGTTCATCTTCTGTTTGGGTGTCCCAATAATCGCTATAGACGTCAAGGTACCGGCCGAATGAAGAGCTATCTCACGATGCCACGTATTGATCGCTATGACAGGGCATATGACTATCGTTTTAGTTTTGAGATACGTCAGGGCGTCAACAGCTACTTTAGTTTTCCCTGTTCCCATTTCCCATCGTAAGTACCATCTGTAATTCGCTAAGAGTTCCGCTGTTCCTTCTTTTTGATGCTCGTAGCTAATGATGTTTCCCGGTGGTGGGTCCTGTGCATTATGTGCGAGCCAATCTTCTTTTGTTAGTGCCTGGGCATACGCTTCGTTCTTTGTCTCGGCACTTAAGACATTTTCATTGAGTGTGTCGATGTCTCGTATTACATTATCTAGGAACGGACGGTACGCTGGACAGACCCAACTACGGAGTTTCTCGACGTACTGAGCCCCAAACACGTGACCCCAGGAGTCCATTTTGTTTCCAGGAATCAAAAACACAGGGGTTGTTCCAATTTTTACAAGTCTGACTTCGTTAGACATTTCCTATCCTTTCGTTACTAACTGGAGGACAAATGGCAACTGACACGATGCGCCTGTTCGACCCCTATCACGGGGGGATGGATGGTACTCATTCGAATCCGTACTACCAATATTCGCAGCTCTACACGCCCAAGCGGCTGAAAGAACTGTTCATCTGGTGCGAGTATCTCTTCTACCAAAGTCCACACATTTTTGCGGCTCTGCGTAAGTTCGGGGAATACCCCATCACGAAAATTACGTACGAGACCGTAAACGAACATCTGAAAACAAAGCATAAAGAACTTCTGGAAAAGACTCTGCGCGTTCGTGAGTTTTTGATTAAGTGCTCGCTCGACAAGTATGTTTACGGTAACGCATTCGTTTCTATGTATCAACCCTTTGTGCGTTACTTAAAGTGTCCGTCGTGTTCCTCGCTCTCGAACATAAAGAACACCACGTACACATTTGATGTTTCTAATCTCAAGTTCACCTACACGTGTCCCTCGTGCAAGAAGAGAGCAGTGGTCGGTGAGGACAACATCGAAGATCGAAAACTTCTTTTGAGCAAGGGCATCAATTTCATTCGGTGGGACGCCAAGGACCTCGACATCGATCATAATCCTCTCACGGGAGAGTCTACGTACTATTACAAGATTCCTAATGCCATCGTGTCGCGGGTTAACTCCGGTCACAAGATGCTCATCGACACCATGCCGATTGGCTTCTTAAAGGCCATCAAGGAGCACAAGCCCTTCAAGTTTGCGCGTGACGCCATCTTCCACATGAAGGTCGGCGCTCCTGCCGGTATCAATCCGCAGTGGGGACTACCGCCAATCTTGGCTGCTCTCGAGAGGTTCCACTTCACGCAGATTCTTAGGAAGGCCAACGAGGCTATCGCCCTGGACTACCTCGTTCCTTTTCGTATTCTTCACGCCTCTCAGGCTTCTGGGGTTGCTGACCCGGTTCAGCAAATTAGTCTGGCCAAGTGGAAAGACGAACTCGACATCAACATCAGGTTACACCGTAAAGACCCTCTCCATATCATGTACTCGCCCATTCCAGTGGGTATGGTTCAGCTCGGAGGACAGGGCAGAGCACTCTTGACGCTGGGAGAGATCCAGGAAGCCGAGAAGAGCATCGTAGCAACCCTAGGAATTCCCATGGAGTTCTTATACGGCGGGCTCACGGGACGCGGGATGGAAGCTACGCTGCGCATGATCGAGAACCAGCTTTCGACACACATCGCGGACCTTATCGACCTAATGCAGTGGATGGATGATAAGTGTGCGGAGTTCCTTGGTTGGGAAAAAATAACTCTAGGGCTTACGCCATTTCGAATGGTCGATGACTTCGAGAAGCAACAGCTCATGTACAGTGTCTGGCAGTCCGGAAAGCAAACGGGTTCTCAGGTCATTTCGGACACTACGATGTGCGAGATTTTTGAGATCGATCCTAAACGGGAAGAAGAGCGCATTAAGGACGAAACTCTGCGTGGCTCGCGTATCAGCCAACAGATTCAGGCTGAGATGCAGAAGATGCAGAATAATGTCGCGCAACAGTCGCAACAGGAAGCGAACTCTGGTCCTAGCAACTACAATCAGCAGCAAGTTATCGCGAATGCTGACGGCATCCTGTCTGAGATTATGAATATGGAATACGGCGCGAAGAAGAGCCGCCTGCACCAGTTACAGATGGAAGATTTTGTGCTGTACTCTGTGGTCATTCAGCGAATGAAACTACAGAACACTCAGATGCTGCAACAAGACCCCGCGCAAGGACAAATGGGATGAACGAGTTCAGAGCACAGGTAGAGGACGCACAGAAGTTCGAGTTCACGAACGTCTTTGGCGGAAACAAAGGGGGGAACCTAGTCACCCCTAAGACTGAATCGAGTCAAATAGCTGACCAGATTAAGGTCATGTATTTCTCGAAGGTGTTTGTGTTGTGGCGTCCTTACGAAGCCTGTCCAAGGTGCAGCAACGAGTTGAACGCAGGGGAAACGCAGATTCCCATTGAAGGGGATTACACGTGTCCGCATAACGACAACACTGCGTATGAGGCGGTAGTGAATCTTTGTCTGAGTGGAAAAGCACTCATGCAGAAGCAGGAATTTTTTAACCGCAGGGAAAATGATGCTCGGTGTGTGCACATCATGTGGATGATTGCCGACCCCAGGCACATAGCTGAGATTGAAAATAAAAAGAAGGCTAAGGAAAAAGACCAGGTGTACCCCCCAAATCCCAAGAAGGTTTTTGACGAGGAGTACGACAAAACGCAAAGTGCGGAGCCCCCCAGCGCCGCAGTGAACGTTACAGCCTCGACCTCAGTACTACCTGAACAAGAAGTCCCCAAAAAGTTGTGATTACCACTAGCTCTCCTTCTCGTGCAGCGGTTAATTACACTGCGTATCCTTATACCTGTAGAGAAAGTATTTTTTGAAAAGGAAACAAAATGACTCAGGATATCCAGCCTTTTTTGGTCAGTGCTGATATAAAACGCGAGCACATCCGCAATAAGGTTGTGGAGGGTATCCAAGAGTCATTCCCTATAAAGTCGCGCAGCAAGACTATCCACGTAAGCGACATCACTGTTCAGAACAAGGACTACTCTCCGTCTGACCAGAAGACCGCTATCATGGAAGGGAACTCCCTCTTCGAACACGTCAAGGGGACCATAACCGTTCGGGACAACGCTACGGGTGAAATTTCCGATAAGATAAAGAACTTTACCTTAGCAAAGGTTCCGTGGTTTACGCCCCGGCATACGCTGATTGTTGGGGGCAACGAGTACTCTGTCGCGAGCATGGTGCGCCCAAAGACAGGTGTCTACGCGCGCAAACGGGCTAACGGTATTCTTGAAGCCAATTTCAACATGCAGGGAGCCTCGAACTTCAACGTGACCATGGACCCCGAACAGGGCGAAATGCAGATCGAGTACGGAGCTTCAAAAATTCCTCTGTACCCAATTCTTACGCGAGCAGGATTAACGCACGAAGACATCTCAACGGCTTGGGGAAAAGACCTGGCTGATAAGAACCGGCAGATGGCCCCCAAGAACGCCAGCGGCGTTGTGGACCGTTTATACAACAAGGTTGTCCCCATCTACGGAAGAGATGTCCTGAAGTTAACGACTCCCGAAGATAAGGTTAAAGAGATTTTTAACCGCTATTCGAAGGCGACAATGGACCCGGAAGTCAACAAGGTGACTTTGGGTATGCCGTATTCGAGCGTGACTCCGCACGTGATTCTTGATGCTTCAAAGAAGGTTCTGAAAATTTTCAAGAACAGCGACGAAGTAGACGACCGCGACAACTTGGACTTTAAAGCTCTCTACGGGATCGACGATTTCTTCAAAGAGCGCATCAAGCTCGACGCTCGTGACATCGCTCGAAAAGCGTCCATAAAGATCGAGGCAAAGAAAGACCTGAGACACGCGGTCCAATCTGCTCCGTTTACTCCTGGTCTTTTGAAATTCATTAACACGTCGCGGCTTGTGTCTGTTCCTACGCAGACAAACCCAATGGAGCTCATAGACTCCTCGATGCGTATCACCTCTCTTGGTGAGGGCGGCATCAGCTCTGAACGAGCTATCCCCATGGAAGCTCGCATGATTCATCCGACTCAGATCGGTGCCATCGACCCGATGCGTACGCCTGAATCGTTCCAGGCCGGTGTCGATGTCCGAGCGGCCATGATGCTCCATAAGGATAAGCAGGGGAACATTTACGTTCCCATGTACGACGTCAAGAATGGGAAGAAGCTCGTCTTTATCCGTGCGGGACAGATTCAAAACAACGTGGTCGCTTTTCCCCAACAGAAGCTCGAGGGTCAAGTAGACGCGTTAGTTAACGGCGTAACACGGAAGGTATCTGCGTCCACGGTGCAGTACCAGATTCCCCATTCGTCGGTAATGTACAGCCCTGCAACGAACCTTATTCCGTTCATGGAGTCGAATCAGGGTAACCGAATCATCATGGGGTCTAAGTACCAGACGCAGGCGTTGTCCTTGGTAGACCGCGACGTACCTAACGTACAGTCTATCTCGCAGACGGGTAAGCCGATGGTCACCGTAATGGCTGAGACCATTAACCCCAAGTCTCCCGTTGACGGACTCATTACGGAGATAGACAAAGACTACATCCGCATTAAGCCCGATACGGGCAAGGGTGTGGTCAGCGTTCACTACGAAACAAATTTCCCTCTGGCCGCTAAGTCGTTCCTGCACCACACGCTTAACGTACGGGTTGGTGACCATGTTAAGCAGGGTCAAATGCTTGCTAACTCGAACTACACCAAAGATGGTCAGCTCGCTCTCGGTAAGAACTTGACCGTTGCATACATGCCTTACCGAGGTGCCAACTCCAATGACGCGGTTGTTGTGAGTGAAGGGGCTGCTAAGAAGTTAACATCTGAAAAGATGTACAAGATTATAGTAGCGCGCGACGTAGACATGACCTTTAACAAGGACAAGCACCAAGTCTACTACGGGCACGAGTACAAGAGAGACCAGTACGGGTTGGTAGACGCTGACGGCGTAGTAAAGAAGGGCGCGAAGTTGAACGCGGGCGACCCTGTTATTTTTGGGTTACGTCAGTCAACGATGACCCCTGACGACATTTTGCTCGGGCGTCTGCACAAGTCGCTGATAAAGCCTTTTAGAAACGCCTCAGAGATATGGGACCACAACCATACCGGAGAAGTAGTAGACGTTGTAAAGACGCCCAAGAGAATTGCGATTACGATCAAGGTCAAAGAGCCTGTTGTCGTCGGAGATAAATTATGTTACGCCGTAAACACGGACATCTTAACTACCACGGGCTGGAAACCTGTAGAGAAGGTAACGGTTAGCGACGTATGCTACACGCTGAATACTGAAGGTGTAATCGAGCTACACAATCCTACAAACGTACATGCTTATCCCCATGGGGAAGAGATGTACGAGCTTAAATCGCAACAAGTAGACCTACGTGTAACAGCTAATCACAGTCTTTTAGTTGAACTTAGAGGCACAAAAACTTTTAATTTAATAGAAGCCAGAGACGTCATTGGAAAACGTGTACGGCATCGTAAAGATGGTGTTTGGTCATGTGGGACTACACCAAAGTTCTTTGAACTTCCTATCCTAGAAATTTTAGAAACGGGAAAAGGGTGTAAAAAGTCGCAAAAAGCAGCTAACCGACATGCTCCTATCCAAATGTTGGACTGGCTTGAATTCCTTGGAATTTATTTAGCTAATGGTTCCACTACTATTTTTAACCGAAAAGACAGAAATGGAGCTGTGGAACATATTGTACAGTTAAGTAGCGACTACGGTCAAATCCATAGTATTTCGGGAGACCAGTATGCCTGGATTCAAGAAGTAATAGAACGCTGTGGGTTTTATTACCAGGCTATCCCAAAGGGGTTCCTTATAAAGTCAAAACAGTTAGCATGTTACCTATCTCAGTTTGGTAAAGCCCCTGACAAGTATGTACCCCAAGAGATTTTTACTTATGGAATAGATGCGTCAGACAAGCTTCTTGTAGGGTTGTTGGGATGTGATGGTTCACGCACTCCCTCAGGGTCGTTAGTTTATTCGTCTGTGTCCCGTACGCTAATTGATGACGTTCAGAGACTATGTCTTCATCGCGGATGGTCTGCTAACTTTAAGATTAGCCCTCGGACCAATTACCCTGAAACCTGGAACACATGTTATCGCGCTCAAGTTGTACAATCAAAAAATAGACCACAGGTAAATCACGGACATAGCAAAACGCAAAGTGGTCAATCAGAACGGCTGTTTACATCTGAAGAACCTGTTTATGGTTTGACGATCCCGAACCACACGTTGTATGTGCGGCGTAACGGTAAGCCTGTCTGGAGCGGTAACAGCGGAAATTTTGGGAACAAGGGGGTTGTTTCTGAAATCATACCTGACGAGCACATGATTAAAGACGAGTCAGGGAAGCCCATTGATATCATCGTGACCTCGGCCGGTGTTGTTGGCCGAATCAATCCAGCACAGATCCTCGAGGCTGCTGTCGGTAAAGTGGCAGCGAAGACAGGTAAGCCCGTCCTAGTAGAAAATTTCTCAAGTAGAGACAACGTCCAGTACGCAAAAGACCTACTGAAGAAACACGGAGTCAAAGACAAAGAGACAGTTTTTGACCCGATAACGGGGAAAACTATCCCGAGTGTTTTTGTGGGTAACGGGTATTACTTCAAAGCCTTTAAGAGCACGGACGTCAACTACAGCGCCAGGAACATTGGAAGCTATGACGCGAATTTACAGCCCACCAAGGGTGGTGACGCGAGCTCTAAAGCTTTGGGTATGATGGAGTTCGGTGCTCTCGTGGGTCATAACGCTCGTAACGTTCTGTTGGAGGCGTCTACACTCAAGAGCCAAAAGAATGATGAGTTCTGGCGCGCTCTCCAGATGGGGTACCCTACTCCTCCTCCAAAGACCTCCTTCGCTGCCGACAAGTTTATGAACATGCTCGTAGGAGCCGGGGTCAAGGTAACGCGTACGGGATCGAAGATTGCTTTGGGTCCGCTCACAGACCACGACACTATGAAGATGTCCGCTGGTGAAATCTTGGAGCCCAAGCTTGTTAGGGCTAAGGACCTGAAGCCTGAGAAGGGTGGTCTCTTTGACCCAGGCATTACGGGTGGTCTCAAGGGAGATCGTTGGGCACACATCGATCTCGCGGAGCCAATTGTAAACCCCATTTTTGAGGAGCCCGTTCGTCGCTTTTTGGGAATGACCGGGACTAAGCTCACTGAGACTATCCACAATCAAGGTGCTGGTTACCTGAAGACAGAGCTGAACAAAATAGACCTGGATAAGAAACAGGCTGAGCTGGAAGACAAGAGCAAAAAAGCAAAGGGCTCTGACCTAGACAGCATTGTTAAGCAGCTCAAGTACATCAAGTCTCTCAAGTCGTTGAACCTGATTCCGGGTGACGCGTACATCATCTCGAAGATTCCGGTTGTTCCTCCGCTGGTACGCCCTGTCATCCCTGGCAAGGGAGGTCAGGAGCTCATTTACGGTGACATCAATCCTCTCTATAGAGATCTTCTTTTCGTGAACAACCAGCTCAAGGAAGTTAAGAAGGCTGGCACGATGCCTTTTGAGGAAGCCAAGCTTCGCCCGATGCTCCACCAAGCTGTTGGTGCTGTTTACGGAGTAAACGACCCTGTCACCACAAAGTCGTTAGCCCGAGGGCACAAAGGGTTCCTTACGTATATCGCGGGAGCGGGTAGCCCAAAGTACGGATACTTCCAGTCTAAGCTGATGAAGAAGACACAAGACGTAGCTGGCCGTGGAACCATTGTCCCGGACAGCAATCTTGGCATAGACGAGGTTGGACTTCCCGAAGATATGATCTGGACGATGTACGAGAAGTTTTTGATTCGGCGTCTCGTGCAGCAGGGTTACGCACCCCTCGAAGCCCAAGAGATGATTAAGGCGCGTCATCCGCTAGCCAAAGAAGCGTTTATGCGTGAGATCAAAGAACGCCCTGTGATGATGAATAGAGCTCCCACTCTACACCGTTTTAACATCACTGGTGCTTTTCCTGTGCCAGTAGCAGGACAGACGATTCGGGTGAATCCGTTTGTTGAGATTGCCCAAAATGGTGACTACGACGGTGATTGCGCTGATTGTACCCTAGAATATGCTATTTGTATCGCAGGGAAGTATGTGCTACAAAGTCTCCACATTGGGGATTTCCCCCACAACAAGGAGACGAAGAAAGTGACTGGAAACAAAGAGCTCTACGAAGTCCCGGCGAACACGTTTGTCTTTGGCTACAGCGAGAAGAACCAGAGGGTGCAACTCTGTGAGGTGACGCACTTCTCGGTGCACCATGACTTGGAGATGGTGAACGCCACGCTCACCAGTGGGAGGTCCGTGAAGGTTTCTCGCGACCACAGCATGTTCGGCATGAACCCGGAGACAGGTGAGCTGTCGCGGTTCAAAGCCGAAGAGGGTATTGGTTGGGGCACACCTAAACCACGCCAGTTATTCGTAGAACAAAAACGAGATTATTTAACTGACCACTGTGACGCTCCTGACCTAGAGAATGTACCGATGGACTTCAACTTAGGTTGGGTACTAGGTGCTTGGGCGGGAGATGGGTGGGTTGGTCACTCAAACGATAGCCCCAACCAAGTGTGTCTTGCAAAGGTTGACCCGCTAGTTCGGCATACATTTACGCAGCGTATGTTCCGTTATAAGGAGGACGCGAGTTTGCGTGAGTACTCGGCCACGCATGATTACGGAGGAGGTGAGTACACTTCTACGAAAATACACATAAATAATACTAAACTGGCTAAGTGGTTTTCAGGTGTCACCGAAGGCATCCGGGGCTCCCATAACAAAAAGCTTCCTAGTTGGTTTATGCACGGTAAAGAAGATTTCCTTCTCGGTCTTCTCAGTGGATTACTGGACACAGACGGAACAGTATGCAGCGTAAAAGCCAAAGCAAAGAACAAGCCCCAGATTATGGCCACGTACCATACCGTATCTCGTAACCTAGCGGTGGACGTATCCACGCTGCTATGCCTTTTGGGAATCAAGTCCCGGATACACCCCTACACCAAAAAAGAGAGTCCGGGGCAAGAGTATTACAACGTTGTGATATCTGTCCCAGACCTACAAAAGGTTGCAGGACAACTCCAGTGCGCTACAGAGTCTAAAGCCCGAGTGCTCAAAGAACTGTCTAACATCACTTTTGACCCGAGTGCTCCTGAGAATGCTCGGTGGGACATGCTCCCAATCTCTGGAGCTACGATCCAGGCGATTCGCAGTGTACAAATTTTATCGACTAGTTCGTGTGAGTATGTCGCACTAACAAAAGCGGTGAAGCTAAATAGAATTTCTCGTGGCGTTTTGAACAAAATACGAGAACAACTCGGAGATGATTTAGTTAAGGACGTCTGTGGTGCTGCGTGGTTTAAGAACGTTACTAACGAAAACATCATCTGGGACTTTATCGAAACAGTAGTTCCGCTTGATGAACGACAGACTGCTTGGGACATCACAGTTCCTGATGGCTGTACGTTCATGACCAGCGAGCAAATCGTTGTTTACGACACCATGATGATTCACACCCCGGTGTCAAACGCGGCGATTGAAGACGTCAAGAAAATGACGCTCTCGAACACGCTGTACGGAGACAAATCACACAGCGACCTCTTTGTTGTGCCGCGTCACGAGTCAACAATGGGTATCACGCATGCTAGTGGTTTAGACGACCACAACAAGCCAATTCACTTTGCGACACAAGCCGATGCTATGAAGGCGTACCACGACAGTAAAATTACTCTAGGTACCCGCGTAACGATTGGCGAGCAAAAGTGAACAAGCAAGACGTTCTAGACTACTACACTACCCCGCATATTCAGGATGCTTTACTCCGTAATTTTTATGGAGACGAAGCCCTGACGCTCGTGCAGCATGAAGAAGGGAAACCTTTTTATCGTAGGAATCTAGACGGGAATCCAATCAAGCTGAACAACCAGGGGCAGCTTAAACGGCTACTGGACCAGCGTACAGTTGAATTTCATCCGTCGATTGGGAAGACCACGAACGTCGTGTGGGTGGATATCGATCCAGGGAAAGATGTCACAACCCATAATCTTAAACCAATCGTAAAGCAAATCGACACAATCCTAAAGGGGATGCCTGAAGTGACACGAACGTCGCTGGCGTTCTCGGGGGGTCGGGGGTTCTATGTTCGAGGTCATCTTAAAGAAGAGATGGCTACGGACGAGGTACAGAAACTCCTGGACGAGAAGCTGAAGAAGCTGACCGTGAGTGACCCCAAGTTGGTTATGGCTCCTCCGCAGTCTCTTCAGGTACGTCTCGACACCTCGACGCTTCATAACAAAGGTTCTATTCGTGGTTTGTACTCCTTGAACTCTGAGACAGGATTGGCGTCAGTGCCTCTTAAAAGGCACGAGCTCAATGACTTCAATCCAGACACAGACGCTAATCCAAAAAGATTAATGGAAGCGGAGTTCGCTCCAGGGATACCACGTGACAAAAGAACTCATGACATTCCCACCCTTGCAGGAGCTGCTTGGACCATGTCAGTGCAGCAGCATGACGCGGTTAAAGCGGGTCCTCACTGGGATCTTCGGCTCATTGACCCGGACACGAGTCACGCGCACTCATGGGCTATCCCAAAAGCAAAGTTTCCTGAAGCAGGAGGAAAACCCCTGCTTGCTATACAGACCCCTACGCACACATCTGATTATGCTCTCCAATTTGGAGAGAGCGGGCCTCAGCAAATACATTCGGGATACGGACGTGGCTCTGTTGAGATCAAACACAAAGAACCTATAACGGTTTTGTCGTCTAGGCTAGATAGTCTAAAATTCGAACGAACCGTAGGTGATGCTAAAAAAGAGCGGTATGCTCTAGTTCGAACAAACAAGGACAAGTGGCTCATGCGAAATATCACTGAGAAAGTTGCTTCGTCGTTTTACTGGCAGGGCTACTTTGATACGCTCTACAAGTTAGGTGCTGAAGAGGTGAGCGGTATCGACCAAGGTCAGTCCGGTAACGCGTCTACTACAGAGTCGGGTCGCCCTATTCCTAGCAACGACGAGAACACAGGTGCGGGACAGTTAGCCGCAGTGTTTAACGAGATGAACGTAGACGGCGAGGGTGGAGAAGTTCAAGCAGACGGAACGGGCAACAAGGTAGACAAACACCTCGAGCGTCCCTCTGAGTGGGGCAATCCGTTCTCCGTGGGAACCATGAGCGGGTCTTCACCGATCATTCCGGGTGGCGGCGGTAACTGATGACAACCGAGGGAACTCCTTTTGGTCAGCATTTGATTAATGAGCTTATGCCTGAAGGGTATAAGTTCAAAGGTCAAATAACAGGTAAAGATTTCACGGGAACAATGACCCGGTTATCAAAAACTGACCCGCACACGTACGCTCAAATTGTGGGTAACGTGAAACGGTTAGGCGACCACCTTGCTACCACGGAAGGTCTCTCGGTTGGGCTTGATGATATCGCTCCTGACTACGCTGAGCGCGCTCCGTTAATGGCTCAGGTATCTGCAAAGTTCCATAAGGCAAAAACAGATAACGAGAAGCGCACAGTATTAGAAGACGCGCACCAGGGTTTCAAAGATTTGGCTATGCGTCATCCAGGCACTATGACGCAGCAGGTTGCCTCAGGTTCTCGCGGTAAACCAAACCAGTATATGAAAATCGTAGCTTCTCCTGTGTACGGAAGAGACGGGCGTGGGAGAGTAGAACCTTGGTTAATCCGTAAGTCCTATTCAGAGGGGATGTCGCCAGCGGACAACTGGGTTGTGAGTAGCGAAGCCATTCTTGATACTATCAAGTCAAGCACATCAGTGTCTGAACCCGGTGAGCTCTCTAAGATTCTGGTCAGTAACATGAACAACATTCTAATTACTGAGCAGGACTGTGGGACGCATAACGGTATACTGATGGACCCTCGCGACTCAGACGTTGTTGACCGCTATCTGGCGCGTGACGTGGGTGCCTTTAGGCGTAACACCTTGATTACGCCGAACGTGCAGCCTTCTTTGTCCAAAGCGTCTTCGGGAAAGATCCTGGTTCGTTCTCCTATGACCTGTGAAGCGAGTGACGGCGTTTGCCAACACTGCCAAGGTCTTAACGAGAAGGGAAGAATGCACGACATCGGGACAAACGTAGGTGTGCGTTCGGCTCAAGCTATGGCTGAGCCACTGACGCAGCTTGCTCTGTCTGCTAAGCACGGAGCGAACACGGCATCTTCCGGGAGAATGCAGTTGCAAGGACTCTCTGGTTTTCGACAGGCCATCGAGTCTCCCAACCTTTTTATGCACAAGGCCACGCTGTCTACTCTTAACGGCCAAGTGACCAAGGTAGAAAAAGCCCCTCAAGGAGGACACTTTGTTCACGTGGGTGACGTGTCCCACTACGCTACTCCAGGTCTGGGCCTGAAAGTAAAAGTTGGCGATTCCGTTGAACAAGGGGATGCCCTGAGCGACGGGATTCCCAAACCAAACGAGGTAGTCAAGTACAAGGGCCTGGGGGCTGGTCGAGTTTACATGGTAAATACCCTGCGTGGAATTTACAAAGACCAGGGGATCAATATTGACCAGCGCCACTTTGAGCTATTAGCTCTGGGTGAGTTGAACCATGTCCGAATTTTGGACGATCCTGGTAAGAATTTTCTCAAAGGAGACGTTGTTCGCTACAACAACCTGAAGTCTGCGTTGTCTCAAGGGATCAAACAGATGAGTCTCTCTGATGCTCTGGGGGAGACGTTAGGTAAAGAGTACTTTCATTTTTCTGTGGGTATGCGCGTAACGTCTTCAATGGTAGATTTTCTTAAAGCCCACGGAGTTAAGGAAGTTTTTATAGCTCCCAGAGCTCCCCAAGTTGAATTCGTAATGAAGCCAGCTACACGTGCTCCGTTGTACAACCCCGATTGGATGGCTCGGCTAGCACACAGAAACTTAAAAGTTACACTGCAGCAAGCAGCCCACTTTGGGGAAATATCCGACGTACACGGTTCTTCGCCTATTCCGGCCTATGTTTTAGGTACTGAATTTGGAAAAGGCGAAAAGGGAAAATACTAAACATGACGCCGTTTGAATCAGGTTGGGACGATGTTATTTCGGCGTTGGGTCTTACTAAAACAGCGTTGGCTGTACCCCCGGCTGCAGCGTCTCAATTGGCAGGCAAGGCGATGTCTACAGGCGTGAACGCCGCGACTAAGACCCCTTGGTACACTTCTGTGCGTAAAGGCGCGATAGGAGAACCTATCAACTTTGGTAAAGAATTACTGTCAGGTAAAGCCTTTACGCGCGAAGGTATGATGTACGATGGCTTTCGAGCTAGGTCCACTATGGACAAAGCATTGCTGTATGGGTTGCCCGCATTCATGGGGTATCAGACCATGAAAAGCGATGCCCCTGATAAAGCGCAACAGATGGGTGGTTTGGTTGCTTCTACTTTGGGTACGAACGCTCTCTTCCGACCTTTTGGTATGCTCGGAAGTATGTTAGCGTACCCAGCATTAGATAGAATAGGACGTGGAGCGGTGAACGTAGCTCAAAAAGCCACGGGAACATTCGGTCAATCCGATGCTCAAAATCCGTACGCTTCATTCCAAAGAAAGCAACAACAACCCCAGCAACAACAGCAGCAACAACCTCAGCAATTTCAAAGAAGAGACTACGGTAGTCTCACTTGATATTTAGTCGTACACTTGTGAAAGGTACGCTAGGAGGAAACGTTTCATGCTCACTGCTCTTATGTTGAAACAAGCCTACGCTCATGGAGCAGCCTCTGCTCTTCGTGAGGTCGGGTATCCGCTACAAACGGCGCATAACATTAGCGTTAAGTTAGCAGAAGAAGCTATGAGCGCCTCCCCGCAACCCGTGATGCCGCAGGAGATGCAACCCGAGATGCAGCCTGGAATGCAGACCGAGGAAGTGCAGCCCGAGAGACACCTCTTAGGCCCCAACCCCGGAATGCAGGAACAGCAGGAATCTCCTGATGTCGGAAGCCTAGTCGAAAGCGGAGGGTTGGGCGTTCCTCAATCCCCTGAAATGCAAGAACAAGAAGCCCCTCCTGAGGCGTACGCAGATGCCACCAACGACGACATCTACGGCGCGCTTAGCGAGTAACGTACTAAAAGGAGTCAACACCATGGGTCTTTTGAAGAGAGCACATGTTCGCGGTCTTAACTTTGGCCTGATGAAGAACGGGCTGGTATCTTACCCGTCTATCAAGTGGGCTAACGAAGCCGCTGACGCTGTCGCAGACGAAATTCCGGAAGAGGCTGCTCCGGAAGTGACCGATGACGCTGGCATGAGTGCCAACGAAGTCGCGCCGATCCTCCAGAAACTCGTCGAAGTGGCTCAAGCGATTGCCGCCAAGACCGAAGCCCCAATGGACGAGAACCTGAACAAGGTCTCTGCGGACCAGAGCCTCGATCTCACGAAGCTGGCGTACGCGATGGCTGAGCGTCTGATCTATAAGGCCGCTCTCGAGTCGGGCACCACGAACCCCGGTTCGGGTCCTGCCACGCACGAGCAGGTCTTTGTCGAAGGTGAGACCGACGCCGAGAAGAATCCGTCTTCGGCTGTGACGGGTCCGAAGGGTTCTTCGTCCCTCGACACCAGCGCTGGTGTCGTCGGCGCGCAGACCGTTCGCCCTGACCAACCGGGCACGCAAGATTCCCCGGCTCCGACGACGCTCGCGGATGTGAAGATCTCTTCCTTCCTACAGAAGCTGTCGAAGGACGGTACGCTTCCCCAGTCGGGTGGTCGTACGGACCTCGCCACGAACGCGAACCTGAAGGGCACCGTGGTTCCCCAGGGCACGACCAACGCCAAGACGCCGCACACACCTGTCCCGCTCCAGCGGAACCCGGCCGCTCCGCAGCCCCCGGTGAGTAACGAGATTCAGGCGGATGTGAAGAAGACGGCGGAACAGCTACTCTCGACTGAGGAAGGTCGCCAGATCCTGCTCAACCTTCATGCTCAGCAGCAGAAGCAGGCGAGTCAAGAGGAAGTCGTGGACGTCGCGACGAATATCCTTTTGAACGCCCTCAAGTCCGTTCGCTGATATTCGTTTCTTCCTTCCGGCAATAATTGACATATAATTCAAGACGAAACCAAATAGAGCACGCTTTCGTGTTCTGAGAACTTGGTACTCGTTAACAGGACAGGTTCAAACAATGCCGACACCTATGTCTCCGGATGTTCAAGCGTATGGTCAGCTTCCTTCCGCTGAACAGGCTGAAGAGCTCTTTAAGCAAAAGTTCTCAAGCATGGCGTACAACGTTATGTTCGCTAAGTTTCCTGACTTAGCTCCACAAATCGTGACGTTTAAGCTGCTTGAAACCGACTCTGTAAAAGGGCGCGGTGTCGGTGCATTCATCCTGATGCAAGACAACAAGCCTATCTACATTCCGGTGGTTATGAGCGACAGCCAGCTTAAGCCACTGGATGTTTTCTATTTCAAGGACCTCAACATTTTCCTTCCCATGAACAAAGAGTGGCTGGAGGAAGTGTCGAAGATGTCGCTCGAAGAGATGGGTCAGCCCGCTGATATCCCGCAGGGCGTCCCGCGCGACATTGACATCCGTAACGTGGTTATGCCTCCATTTACGTCTTCAGGGCGTGTGGGTCTCGCTTCCGACATGGGTATCGACTTTCACGCGAAGGCCATGTTCAAAGAAGCCGAAAACAACAACTACGAAGTACACCCTCGGTTCTTGGAGTTCATTGGTGACGCCGCTCCTCGTTCGGTTCTTGACGGCGTAAAGATTGCGTTTGAGCGTCACCCTGTCCTTCTCCAGAAGCTGGCTCAGTTCCACGGGTCAACCGCAGTCGTTAACGCGTTCAAGCGCGGTAACGCCCGCACGGCAACCCAGACTACAGTCCAGACAAAGACTGCTTCTTTGAACAAGGAAGGGTCTGTCCGTGTCTTTACCAAGACGGCGTCTGCGGCAGAGCTCAAAGAAGCTTTTGGCGAGAAGGCCGCTCAAGCCTATCAGGGTATCCTTCGTAATGGTGTCGCTACGCAGGACACCCGCAGAAGTATCGAGAAGGTAGCTCTCAAGATTGAGCACGAGCTCAAGCTCACCGAGCCGGGTCACACGGCTGGGTTCTACCGGCTCTACTTCATGGACGCTCCTCCAGACATCTACTACATCATTCCGAAGCCTAAGGGCTCTAGTTGTGACGGCAACAACGCCATTGCGAGTGACGACTACTACAGCTCTTACGGTGTCAGCCCGCGCCGTAACGCCACCGAATACCTTATCATCAACAAGGATGGTAAGAAGGTGTGGTGCAACACTCACGTTATGGGTGAGCACATCCAGGATGATGACTCCTCGCTGAACAGTTACAAGTGGATCAAGACGATCATCCACGGTAACGCTCGTGGCTCGGCACCGTCTGTTCACGACTACGGCTTCTTCCTTTGCGCCGGTCCTGGTAAGCAGCCCCAGGCTACCAAGCCTTTCTGGGTTCACTCTATCGTTGAGACCAAGGGCATCAAGAAGATCATGGGTGGGTACTCGGACGGAACGAAGTACATCATCGATGACAACACGCAGCGCGAAACCATTACGCAGGCTGCTAACGACACACTCATCATTCCGAAAGATGCGAAGTGGGTCGCTATTCAGACGAACGTCCGCGAAGAGGACAAGTACGAGCTGCGTAACCACAGCCTGAGTAACATCACGGACGACCCGAAGATGGTTACCCATTGGCTCGACGCGAAACTCCAGGATGCGAAGGCCGAACCTGTCGAGGTTAAGAAGGCAGGCGTCGAGGAGTACTGGGTAGGAAATCATCCTCAAGCTCTTCACTACCCGAAGGCTGTTGAGAAGGTAGCGACTACCTACGGCATCTCTGTCGCGGACGCCGCTGGGGTTCTTGTGGAAGTGGAACGCACTCGCTTCCCGTTCATGTACGTTCTTCCGATTTCTAAGCTGGCCTCCATCAATGAGATTTTGATGAAGGTTGCTCAGCCGGGAGCGGAAGGACCGATGCAGGGTCAGGGTCCGGCTCAGGGTGGTCAGCCCCCGATGGCCCCTGAAGGTGGTGGTGGTGCTCCGATGGACCCGTCGCAGCAGGGTATGGACCCATCCATGATGGGTATGGCCCCGCCGCCCGCACCGTCTCCGATGTCGCCTACTGACCTGGCTATCGCGGAAGCTGTCGATAAGCTGACGCAAGAAAACCAGGTTCGTATGCAGCAACTGCAAGACCAGATGCAGCAGCAGCAACAGACGCTGCAGCAGGAGTCGGACCAGAACAACAAGCTGGTTACTCTGCTTCAGCAGATCCAGAGTCGTGCGAGTCAGATCACGCAGGCGACAGGCGGAATGATTCCGGCTGGAGCTGAGCAGTCTCCCGCTACGGCCGCAAGGATGCTTGCTCCTGAGCCCGAGCCACAACCTGAGCCTCCTCCGACTCCGATGATGCCCGAGGGTAATGTGAATCCCCAAGCTGTTGCGGACCAAATCAATCCCAACATGCTTGAGTCTGCCGGTGACCTTGGTAACGCTGGCGTCTTTGACCTCGCTACGATGTCGATGATGGCTGCGTCTCCTGTTCTCCACGAGATCATCTCGACGTACGTCCCGAACCTCGAGAAGGCAGTTGATAACCTCGGTCGTATCCTGCTGACCTTATGGATGCAGGAAGCCGAGGTTAAGCAGATGATTGGTGACCTCGAGTACACCACTCTCGAAGAGCGGCTTCGCACCGTCTTCAAGGGTCTCGGCGAGCTCGTCATCAAGATCAACCGAAACGCTGTCAACCCTGGTCAGATGTCGCAACAAGGGATGATGAATCAACAGTGAAACACTGTGTCCCAGATCGGCGCTGGAAGCGTCTGAAGTATGCCTTAGCCCAAAAGAATGCGGATTCTATCCGTAACGATTCTTGGCTTTACGGCGTATATGAGGTGTCTGTTGGGTCTAAAACAGACGACAACGTCCAAGCAGCCTTAGATCTGGGAGACAGCGATTATCACCGAGATTGCATCATGGCTTTCCTGTTAAGCCGTTCTCCTGTTCAGGAGATATCCAAGTGTCTTGAGATTTCTGCGAGTATCCTCGAGATATTCGAGAAACTTTTCTGTGACAAAAGTGAGATGCGGAACAAGTTGGACCACATCTTATTTGCTCGGGAGTACCAGAAGAACGTAGCTCAAGAAGAAGGACGTTGGCTGATTGACACTGGGCTTACGGGAGGACCTACGGTTCTTCAGGATCGTTTCTTACTAGGTCACGAAGAGCTCAACATAGACGTACGCAGCGTTTCACGTCGCATGATTAACACTGCGTATACTATTGGTATGGTGGCTCGTGGAAACTCGTTAACGTCAGAGGTATCCAAGCAAGCTCTCAGATGGTTTGATAGCGTAACTAAGTTGCTTTCTGCTCATGAAAAACTGCGTATGGAAGAGATTGAAGAAAATATCGATGACGCAGTCATCGCGATTAAGCAACAGCAGTTGACGCATACGCCTGAAGAGTTGAAGATACTTCCTGAAAACATCATGCATTGAGAGGCACGCATGTGGACAAGAGCTGAATACGATACCGCAGCGGAACAAATTGGTCGTGATTTTGCCGCTAGCGGCGGGCAATCGCGGATAAATGACCTGGCTACGAAAGTGGCTACGGAAAACAACTTGAACCCCGAGGGTATCCAAACGCTGGTTCGCTTGGCGAATGTCGCTGCGTTTCAGGAACTCTTCACTAAGCGTGCCGGGTCGAATGACCGCATGATTGAGTTTGAAGTTGGCGATCCTGACTTGGTTGTTAGCAACCTCTATTCCGAGGTCAAACAAGCGGCTGTTGCACAACAGAAGTACGCGTCTGTGTCTTCGTATGACCGCGCCATGGACTACTACGGGGCTATGACCGTTAAAGTCGCGGAAGACGAGACGGATGAAACAGAAGAGCCCGAAGATGACAAAGCGACTCCCGTGTCTGAGGAGGAAACGGTTCTGGGCAAAAAAGTGGATGCACCAGACGCGACTCCGGAAGCGGCTCTTCTTGACAAGAGGGCTATGGCCAAGTTCAACGTCAAGCGGGCGCAAGAAGCGATTGACGACGAGTCTCGTCGTCTTATGCACGAGTGGGGTATTGCTCTGGAGAAGGCTGCTCAGTCTGTTCGTGTCGTTTTTGGCAAGCCGACTTTCGACAAGCAAGCTTTTTACGCAGATGTCGTAGCTGACTTGGGTGTCAATGTCATTCCAGAGTTGAAGGCAGTCAACATGCTTAACGGCGGTGACGTTGACGAAATCGACAGTGAGAAAATGGCAAGTGCTCCTGAGCATCGCGTTAGTACGCTCTCGCAGACGAAAGAGACAGCAGATATTCTTGCTTTGGTTAAGCAAGCTTCAGCGGCTCGACAGAAGCGGGAAGGGTACACCGCGTCCTTGACCTGGTTGAACGAAAAGATTGCGGAGCTGGCATAATCATGGGCCTCTTAAAAGGAGTCCTAAATTTTCCTCGTAAGCACCCTGTGGCAGCACTAGGTGTCGCGGGTACTGCAGCATCCTTATCTCCTGTTATGACTGAAGGAGGTAAATTGGAGGAAGAATCAATGAAGGGTTACACCGGTACTCCTGGCGGTAAGTACGTGTACGCCGAGCTTGAGGCTGTTGAAGAGCGCAAAGCCTTTCTCGAGAAGAAGGTCGCGTTTGAGAAAGACGCATTTACGCCTACTGTACCGAGAACCTTTGGTAGTCAACTTACCGAAGGTCTTGGAATGGGCATCGGTAAGTCTGTGGGTCAGGCAGGCGTAGACATTATTCGCGCTCTCGTTACCGGCGTAGGTAACTCTGCTCGTTTAGGCCCCGCGACGTTGAGCCAGCAACAGAAGATGCTGGTTGCCAGGATCATCCAGAGCGACCCAATGCTCCACACCTTCGACGCTGAGAGTCCGGGTACGTTGGAGCACGCATACACCACGATGGTGCGAACCGCTCCGCATGTCTCGGAAGACCCGAACGTAGTGCTCTCGTTCCTGCGTGAAGCTTCTCAGACAGGTGGTACGATCAACTACATGACCATGAAGCATCTCGCAGAAGCTGAGAAAGCTTTTATGGAAGCACGTAACGCCACGCGCCCGTGGTTCTAAAAGGTGAAGTCATGACATACGAAGAACTCGACGCTGTTGTTCCTGAGAATGTGAAGCAGGCATACCTCAATCACCAAGTGCACAAACTTGCTGAGGAGCGTACAGGTCTGACTGATTTCAGCTTTGGGTCTATCGCTCGTTACATGGGTGAGAAGATTGCTTCTCGCCAGATGAGCCACAGTATCATCCAGGATGGTTTGACGGCACTCAAGATGCTGCGAGGTTAACTATGCACCTTGAACTCTTTACGCACGAGATTTCCAATGCGGTTAAGAGCCATGGTCTCTACGAAGAGGTCGCGGTTAAGACGGCGTCGGAAGAGCAGTGCATCGTTGTGGAAGAAGAGAACCCCAAGATCGCCCACGTCGTTATCGATGCTATCCGAACGGAAGCAAGGGTTCATGGGCATACTGGGGTTCCGGGGGTTGTGGGGTTCGTTACGAAGATGGCAGCGTTTAAGCGTGAAGAGCCTTTGACGAATGTGGAGCAGCTCAAGGTCGCCGCCGCTCTGACCGTTGACGACGCTCTGACGCAAGCCATTTGCGACGAGAAACTCACTGACAATTCACGGTTGAAGCTCGCGCACACAAGAACGTACGGTAGGGAAGTTTTCATGGAGATCCTCCGAGGGATTCTCTGAGGACTAGATGCAAAAGATCATTCATCTTGACGAGTACTTTGCTACGGGTGAAGCCACAGTACAGCCGGTGCTATTGTGGGCAAACAACCGAGCTTGCTACGAGAACATAACGAAGCACGCCAGTGTAGGTAACGAGTACTTCAAGACGATTCAGCCGGTTCCGGGTCACAGCTTTGTTTATGTTTTGGCTGTGAGCGACTGGGAGCATTACGCTGAGAATCGTAACGGAGACGGATTCCCAAATGCACCATACAAGCCAATGGCGAGTCCTCCGTGGATCAGCCAGGCTGAGACTCTGTCGAATTGGCATCACACGTTTGAGTCAGGAAACAACTTCAGGCATCACTGCTTTACGGGGGAAACTCCTATTTTGATGGGAGATAGAACCCGTAAGCCCATTGAGGACGTCGTAGCTGGTGACACGGTTATGACCCTTGAAGGGGCCAAAAAAGTAGTGGACGTCATGAAGCGTGAGTACGCTGGAGACGGACTATCAATTCGTTTGCACGGTAATTACACGCGAATTGACTGCACTACAGACCACCCCGTCCTGGTATACCGTCGCGACCAGGTTCATTGTCTGCATGGGTACCTTCGACTTGGCGGTATCGTCTGTAAGAAAGTATCTTGCCGAGACCTGACTACCGATATCGGTGAACCCAAGTGGATTCCTGCGTCTGAAATTATGGTGGGGGATTACGCGGTATTTCCCAAACCAGAATTAGGAACGAAAAAAGTACCGGAGGCGTTTGCTCGTTTGATTGGCTGGGTAGCGTCTGACGGTTGTCTAGGAAAACACGGAGATATTCAGTTTACGTTTTCTTCGGAAAATACATTCAAGATAGACGCGGTAACTCAGTGTTTAAAAGATAACGGACTAGACACAGGAATGTATCCATCAAAACTGTACGAGCGTGTTCTTCTTTCTATAACAAAGAAAGAGGTAGCAGACGAGCTGGCTAAGTATGTTACAGGCAAGAAGGCAGAGAAGAGACTTACACCTGAAGTATTTAAGCTAGACGCTGAGAGTGTGCTGCATGTCCTAGGGGCATTCTGTGACGGCGACGGTCACGTAGCGCGTACGAACAGAAATCTGGGGCAGTTGCGTATACGCTCTGCATCAGAAAGTATGTTATACGTTTTGCACGATCTCATTAGAGCCTTAGGTATTCCTGCAACGGTACAGTGGGACGGTTTTGCACACGACTTTGAAAGTCCTCTTGAAGGATACGGGACGTACCACAGTGAGGGTTCTGGAGTCGTAGCTGTGTCGAAGGGCTACGCGGCTGAAGTGTTAGTTAATAGTGATAGGCACAAGAACTTACCTGAGCCAGGACGTAAAAACACAATTCGTATTTCGGGGTCGCACTTTTTAGTCCCAGTGACGGACGTGGAAGAAATCACTTTGGATACGGAAGTGTTCAATCTCGAAGTTGAAGACGTGCACCACTACGTCGCCAATGGTATTGTGGTTCACAATTGTAATAAAGACCCTGAAAAACGCGTAGGCAAAGTGGTCAAGTCGTTTTGGAACGACACCATGCACCGCGTTGAGTTGTTGATTGACCTCGACAACGAGAAGGCTCCTGACCTTGCCGCCCGTATTGCTGCCGGGGAATTTCCTCCGGTAAGTATGGGTACGAAAGTATCGTGGGACGTTTGTTCTGTGTGCGGCAACAGAGCCCCTACTCGTGCTCAGTATTGTGACCACCTGCGCTTCCAGATGCGTGGGGTCATAAACGGAGTGAAGGTAGCGGCTCTTAACCCAAGCCCAAAGTTCTTTGACATCTCTTGGGTTGTGCGCCCAGCCGACCCGACTGCGTATATGATGAAAAAAGTAGCGAATGGCGTTCCATATGAGCTCATTTCCGGCGTAAAGGCCGGTGAATATTTAGACCTCATGGACGAACGTAAGCTAGCGGCGCACAAAATAGCCGTGATAGATAAGGTCGTCCAAGGAATTTCTTTGGACGCAAAGACTGAGAATGTAGACCCCACAGAGCTTGGCAACATACAACGTATGCGTAGTCAAGTTCTCGATATGGGTGGAAACGTTCCGGTAATTCCAGACGAGACTCTGCATCATCTTTCGAGCTTCCCGTTGGAAAAGACGCTGTCGTCTGCGTTCTCCGGTGGAATGCTCTTGAAGACTCCTGAGTTGACTAAGCTCGTCTTCTTCAAGTCGTACCCTAAGCATCACCCAGAGGAAAGTTGGATTGATAAGTCCGTAGGGCTACAAGGCCCCATCATGGAGCTCATCTCGGAACACCCACAGATTCTCGATTCTTTTGAGAATGCAGACATCTTTAACGTAAACAAAGATTCTGTGGACCCAAAGATTCTTGAGGTCTTATCCCCGTACTTTGAGAAGACTTCAGGGATGGGTGACTATCTCAAGAGAAACATTGTCCCAGAGAAGTACAGAGACGAAGGAGAGTTCACCACTCCGTTGACGATTACTGACCCAGCAACGGGCCAGCAGTATCGGACAACACGTGGTGCAGCTATTCGTGCCCATGATGAAGTGGCCAAGAGAAATCTTTACAAGACCGTTGGCGGTGCTGCTCTTTTGGGCGGTACTTACAAAGTTTTGGGCTCGGGTCTCAGCAGCAAGGGTCTTGGGGCATTAAAGCCTCTTGTTGGAGGTACTTTAGCTGCGGCTGGTCTTTCTCATCTTCCGTCTATGGGCAACCACTACATGACTGACCAGGGGGTTCCAATCTCCACAGTCACAGAGTTGTCAAAAACCTCGTCATTAGCTCTTCCTCTGTTTGGTACTTTGGGTCTGATGACGTTGCTCAGCAGCGACTATAAGTCTCGAATGGCTCGTGGTGAACCTGTTGGGCATCCGGGTCTTCCTTTGGGGCGTCGTCTTTTGGACCAAGCTGGTGAGTTCACAAACGAGCACCCCATTGCAAGTGCTGCAGTTGGTATGGCAGGGCTTCATACTTTAGGTAACAGCTTGGCGGGACGCGCGGCCAATAAACAGATTATTGAGCCTGGAGCTAAGTATCTTCGTCAGGGGTCTGAAGCAGCGGGTAACTGGCTCAAGCGTATGGCGGACGGAACAACAAAACTTTCGGCTATGCTCGATGACTTGTTACCTCAGCCAACGGACACTGTTATGCTTCCTAGTCTAGACATCGAAAAAATTGCCGAGAGAATCGGTGAACTCATCGTCGAGGGCTAATCCCTTGATATGAACCCGTAGCCACCCTAGTATTTGGGTTGGCACCTAACAACTGTGAGGAAAACATGAATTTCGAAACATTGATGCAGCAGGTTAGCGGGACCGCTACCGAGAAAACCGCCAACGATACTTCGGTTCAGACCAGCACGAAAACCGCAACTGAAGCTGCGCAGGAAGCCCTCAAGGCTTCTCTGCAGCGTGTCATTGCTCAAGAGAAGACCGCGTCGGCTGACTCTGATCCAGTCGAAGCCCTCATCAAGGAAGCGCAGAGACTGGCCGACGACGCGAAGACCGGCGAGCTCATGCACATTCGTATGATGGGAACCGCGTTCGCGGACGCCGCTTCTGAGACCTGGAATCGCAACACTACGCAGAAGATGGCGTCAGCTCAGCCGGTAGAGAATACCTACGAGAAGACCGCCGCCGAGGAGCAGGCCATGCTGCAGCAAGCTGCGAACAAGGGCTACACCGACACGATGACGAAGGTTGCGATGGAAGCCGGTTACAACGCCACGATGGAGAAGGTTGCTGCTGAGCAATACCAGTCTGGTCAGAACGAAGCTCTGGAGCAAGTACGTGAAGCTGCTGCCCGTGAGTTCTTCAAGGGCGCTCGAGAAGTCGATGTCCTTCTTTCCCAGATGAATCGTTAACGTCGAAGGAGGTGTGACAATGTTCTTCGACGCCAAGACGAGAACTGAATATGGGATGCTGTTCAAGCAGGCTACAAATACACTCTGTCCTTCTTACGGCGTAAAGAAGGAAGAGGGTCCTTGTAGTAGCGAAAAGCCGATGAAGAAGGACAAAAAAGATGAGACAGAGCCTGCCAAACGTTGACGAACTCGTCGCGAATATCCAGCGCCAAGCTTTGGCTGAGTCAGCCCGTGCTAGCATGGAGAAAGTCGCTGATGAAGAACGCACGATGACCGAAGTAGGTAAGCTCTTGCGCAAACTGGCATCGGACATTCGGAATGAGGACTCCACCCAAGTTACGCTCAACGACGTGCTCGACTTCACGAGCCGGTTTGGGAGGTAATCCCCATGACAAATCCCGCACAGTTTGCTGCAGAGCTTCGGAAGATTGCTTCAGAGCTACGAGGTCAGGCTGAAGTCACTGAAAAAGCGAAGACAGAAAAAATCGCAAAAATTTTAGTGGCAGCACGCGGACTTTCAGAACTGAAGCGTATACTTTCCAGTGAGACGACTGGAAGGTAGAGGAAAGAATATGAATAGGAACCTCATCGCAGATGTTCTCGAGAAAGCCGCGTCGTACTTCGACGAGGTCAGCCGCGAGCAAGAGAACACCGTCAAAGAGGCTCGTGAGAAAGAGGCTTCTCGGCTTCAGGAGAAGCTGTCGTCTTTCTTAGGTGAGAATATTGACGTAGCTGTTCTGCGTAAGCTGGCTTCGGCGGGTCCCGAGGTCGCTGGCTTGATCGAGAAAATTGCTGGGTCGGCATTAACGGATAGCCTCGGTGGTCCGGACAATACCGTACGCGTTAAGACAGCAAGCACTCACAGTGGTAGCCCCGCTGCGGAGAGCTTTACAAACTGGCTAATGTCCTGACCCACTAGTGTGGGCAGGTAGCTTGAAAGGAAAAGAAAGATGACTCTTCTCGCTTCGAAATTCGACATCGTCACGTGCGACCCGCACCCGGCTGCGCTGGCTTCGCTGGGTTTGACCCTCGACGTGTATGGCGCTCTGGGTCCGGACTCGGAAGGTTCTCCTCGCGCCGGTTCTATCCAGGCGGGCATGATCTGCATTATGGACTCCGCGAACAGCGGCAAAGCCATCGTTGCAGACAACGACGATGCCAAGACGAACGCTCCTTGCCTGATGTTCATCGCCGTGGACGGCAACGCCGACTACGACGGTAGCTTCACCGGCAAGTGCACGTTCATCCAGGGTGGCGTTCGCATCAAGGCTCCGTACTACGTCTCCACGTCGTACACCATCGGTGACATCCTCACCTGTGACAACACCACGGGTGGCTCCTTCCGCGCTGCGGCTCAGGCGGAAGCCTGTTACGGAGTCGTTGGTCCGCTCGGTCTCGATTCCACTAACGCCGTGCTGGATGTCATCATCCCGCAAGGCATTTCGATGCAGCACCCGTAAACCGGGTTAACTAACTTTTCAAAAAGGAAAGAGGAAATAAAATGAGCGCTACTAGCTACCCGGTTGAGAACCCGCACATCACGGCGCAGTTCCTCAACAGCAACTTCATCCGCAAAATCGAGAGCGGCCAGGTCAAAGAGGCTCAGGCTGAGGGCGGTGCCTTCATCCGTGAGAAGCTGCGCCAGGAAGCGGCCGTCCGTGAGATCATTGTTCCCCAGGGCATCACTGAGGACCAGATCGACCGTACGCTCGACAGCGATCAGCCGATCAAGATCATCGACAAGGAGCCCGACTCGGTCGCGACCTTCGTCAACTTCCAGGGCACCGGCCAGCGCACGTGGTTCCGTGGCAAGCGCTACGCGGTGAAGTTCGGCAAGATCGAGAGCCAGCGGTTCACCAAGTCGAAGTTCGAGCTCATGACCTACACGAGCGACATCCGGCAGATCTTGTCGGACAACTCCGTGAAGGACATGGCGGACGAGGAAGATCGCAAGTTCTACGAGACCATCCTCGCCATCACGGTTGCGAACCCGAGCGTTCAGCAGACCAACGGTGCCTTCCAGAGCGGTACCTTCAAGCTGGCCATGCGCGCCATGCTCGAGCGTCGTCGCCCCGTCGGCAAGATGCTCATGGCGAAGGCCCGGTACCTCGACGCCCTGGACCTCCCGGCGACCTCCGTCGGCGACGACATCGCGAAGCGCCACTTCGACGAGGGCATCGAGTCCTCGCAGAAGCTTTGGGGCATCCCGGTCGTGACCACGGTTAAGCCGCAGGTCTACTCGATGAACCACGCGTTCATCTTCGCCCCCCAGAGCCCCAACAACTTCCTCGGGAACTTCTACCTCTTGCAAGATGCGACTCTGTACATCGAGCAGAAGGCGGACACGATCATGTTCTGGACGTACGAGGCGCTGGGTATCGGCGTTGGTAACTCGCTGTCCATCCAACAGATCATCTTCCCGTGATGTTGGCCCACTGATGGTTCCCAGCCAGCTAGTTTGCTCCTTTGCTCCCCTATCTGGCTGGGACCTTCTTTCCTAAGGAGACTGTGATGTCACTCGTCAAAATCAAGAACGTTACGAACGGGAAACTAGTCTTCATGGCTGTTCGCGGCTACGACGATTGTCCCTTGACGCTCGAAGCAGGCGAGGAAAAAGACGTTGTTCCGTCTATGGCCTCACAGCCGTCGTTACGCGCGGTCATCGGGACCAAGGTAGTGATTCTCGACAGTGGAGCTCCCAAGGTTGAGAAGCCACAAGTGGTTGTAGCGCCGCCTCCGGTAGTTGAGCACGTTCCTCCAACGTACAAAGCTCCTCCGGAAGTAGAAGTTGTTCCTGCTTCAGAGGCTGCCGATGACGTAGCTCCTGAAGAGTCTCGCTACCCCAAGCCGTCTCGGAATAAGGGTCGCCGTTAACCTCCTCCCCCGTTACAACCAAAGCTACCGTGTAGGGTAAGACTGCCCTATCATTTTGGTGGTACAATTCCCGCATCAACGGCAGGAAGGATTTCTATTATGGCTGTAATGGTAAATCACAACTACCCAGGGGACCTAGACCTACAGGTGCTCGCACCAAATGGAGATCCTATTGAAGGCGTAGTCGTCACAGTATTTCCACACACTGAGTACCACGCTGGTATAGTTGACACTTGGATAGGTCAGACAACCACCGACGGCAATGGTAACTGGGTGGCACCTATTTATCTGGATGAAGACCTGACATACGTCGTGCATTTTGAAAAGCCGACTATGTATGGTCCAGTTGTTCTCGAAATTACGACGTAAAGCAAATTGAGGGAAAATGCCGAACGACGTACCCAAGCAGTTAGTTTCTTTAGACCCAGTTCCGCCATACGGAGTACCGCGTGCCTCAAAACCAGCTTCGGCTCTACTGCCGTCAGACGCATACCCTGTTGGTAATAAAACTGATTGGCTTAAAGAAGATATTAAACGACTTGACGACAAGAAGTTAAGTACTGATGTATTTTCGCAAAAAGAAGAGTCGAATACCCAACGATTCGAAATCATCGAAAAGAAGGTTGACACATTAAAAGGGTGTAGCCGAAACGAGGAGTTCGAAGATATGAAAAGGGATATAGCGGGATGGCGGAATTTTTTCCGAAGTACCGTAGCTGTCGGGTCTCTTGGAGCCCTGGCAGTAATAGCGGGTTGGTTGTGGCAGTACTACACACTCACAGCTTCAGTGTCTGATACTAGCGCCTCAATCGGGGTTCTCAAAACCGAAATGAAAGAGGTTGCTAAAGAGATACAGACGCACAAAGAGCTCTCTCTGGCGTCTCAAATGGAACAGCAAAAGGACCTGGAAGTTCGTTTCAATGAAATGGAATACAGGTTAATGCTGGCCATGTCCCGAATGTCTCAGGGGCAACAGTTAAACCAGCCATCCCCGGATGCGTATCTTAGATCACGCAGGGACCAACTGACCAATTCGCGTGATGTTGGTTCTGCTGCCGTGAACGATGACATCCTAAAACAAGAAGTAAAAGCAATCACAGCGTCAGTGCCTACGAGTACTGTTCCGCATAACCCCCCTGCGAGGAATCCATGAGCGTTTTGTTTACCACAGGTCCGATTCCAATTGCTGTTCGTCAGGTCTCTGTTGGCGCTATGACAGGCGTTGCTCCGACAAAGACGGTCACGGCGGTCCCTACTCTTTGTTACTCCACTGTGCCGGTATACCCTGGTGGGTTGTGGGGTTACGCATTGGCCGCTACACCGACGACGGAAGAAGTCCTTACGGACGGCGGTATCTTCAAGCTGTCGGATACGGACCCTGTCCTCGTGCTCGAAGCACATGCTCAAGTAGGTTCGGCTCAGACGTACACTGTTGTTCTCCACAATGACGGCGATACGAGCGGAACGTACGACGTAAATATCATAGCTACTGAAGGCGGTAATAAAACACGTAAGTGCTTTAGCACTCCCATCATCGTGATGCCGTATCAGTCGTTAAAGGTTACGACTACGGCCGCTGGAGCAATTACGCTTCTAGTAGTTCGTGCCCAAGCAACACATATTCTCTAAGAGGTACCATGACCGTTACCCTACCGCAGAATCAGTTGCCTTTAACCACCGACGACATTCGCTGGTTTTTGCGTGATACTCCGGAGCATAACATCATTCTGCCGGGGGGTATCGAGTTCACGGACGACGACATCCAAAGGGCCATTCGTTTTACGACGTCCAAGTACAACGCGATGACCCCTATGACCCAAGTTCCGTCGTCGTCTTTGAACGAGTACATGCTTCTTTGTGGCGTCTGCGCCATGCTACTTCGCTCTGAGGGTATTCGTCAGAACCGAAATGAGCTCCGTGCTCAGGACGGAAACATCGCGCCAGTAAACCTCGACGAAAAGCAGGCCCAGTACTCTGCGTGGGCTGACCGCATGCAGCAAGAGTTTGAAGTACACGCTCGCAACATAAAGACCCAGATCAATATGGAGTCTGTGTACGGTCATATCTCCTCGGGCTATCGGTACATTGGTAGGTACACAATATGACATCGGCCAATGCTGTTCCTCTGTCTATGCGCCAAGGGGTGCAGAGTCTACCCATTAAGACGTCGAGTCTTCTTGAGATAGAGGTCACACGTGTGTACCCTATGTGGCCAAGACGAGTTTTTGTACAGTGGATACTCCGTAATGTTCCTCAAGGAGCACCGGACTATCTCTTTAACGTGTACAAATCATCAGGTCCTTCTGGGCCATGGACAACTCTAGCAACTGGGTTGGATAACACGTACTTCTACGTTGACGAGAGTTTTGGGGCTACGGTTGATAACACGCAACAGAGCCTCTACTCGCTCAAGGTGTCTCTCAACTACAAAATAGAAGTGTTGAGTCCTCCAGACCCTCCTGATCTACCTGAAGATCCTCCAGGTGACCCAACGCTCATCACGAGCGTAACAAAGAACCTTGAGCCATGGATGGACCAACGACGTGCGGGCATTGCCAGAAAGCTTGTGCGGGATTCTCTGATAGCTCTTAAGGCTGTGGGTTTAGAGTGCGCTATCTTGAAGAAGAAGAGCTGGGGAGCTCGGTGTCCATTGTGCGTAGCTATCGCCAACAAGAGCACACGTACGGCGTGTCCGTCATGTTACGGAACTACCATTGTAGGCGGTTACGAGACTGCCCATTACGGATACGCGATTCTAACTTCGAACGCTGTGAACACCACGACTCGGATACAAGGCCAAGTAGAGACCAAAGAACGCCAAATCATTATGGCGAACATCCCGCTCATGGACGTAGACGATGTCGTCGTGTTTCTCCGGAGTGGTAAACGGTTCATAGTCACGAGAGTTCTTCCGACTACCATTCAAGATACAGACGTACACCAGGAGTTGTCCGTCAGTGAACTGAATCCGAGTGCTGTCGAGTATGAAATAAACGTCGATCCGTGGCATGAGCCATGCTGGTGGGTTACACCGTAATGTCCATTATCGTAACAAACAAAAACTATGTCGGTGGAGCTATTCCTAGGTCTGAGGACGAATCTCGCCGCGTAGCTCCAGGTACTCCTTTGGCTCTCGTGGGTCTCTTTATGTTGGCGATACGCCAGCGCTTTGGCTACAACGCTCTCGCGACTAGCGTAATCGGCGGTGGGAGCATTGGGTTACCCGAAGACAATCAGTACGTAGAGACGCCCGACGATGACTCTGAACAACTCCCGTGGGTGTGGGACAACACAATTAGGCCACCAAATGAGTGCCCTCCCCCCGAAAACCCAGACTTGGTGCGCACAAAAATCCTGATTGACTCTGGGTTCAATATCCACAGGGGTACGCACAACTACCGGCCAGCCATCTACGTGGACCACGGGAATACCATCGCTCAAAAGATCATGGTGGATAACCGCGTCGGTAACCATCTTCCCAGCGGACTTGTTGGTTATTACTGCTTAGCTAATACCGAGATGATGATTGAGTGCGACGCAGAGACTCCGGGAGAAGCTTCAATCCTAGGGGAAACAGTTTGGTTTTTCCTGTTAGCCACGAGGGACATCTTCCGAAAAGATTTTGGGTTACATGACATTTCTGAACCTGTTCTCGGAAAGACGTTCAACGACAACGAGGACAAAGCAGTTTGGAAGACCCCTATTTCTTTTGGGGTCACTTCAGAGCTTCGTTGGGCTGTTCGACCTGTCAGCCCTCTCGTAAACGACATCGCCGTATTTATTCAGAAGCAAGGAGTGACTCCAGATACGCTGTACCAGCAGATAGCTTTGCAGACTTCTGTCAGAGAGTAAAAAACGTATACTTCATCTGAATTGACGCGCACCCTGTAAAGGAGCTAAAAGATGGCCCTCACTAGACCAAATGCGGTTGTTTTCCAAGAGTACAAGGACTTCTCGGTCACTCCGAGTATCCCTGATCTGAACGTGCTTGTGGTTGGTCCGTGCTACCAAATCCTCGATTACATCGATGATAAAACCGACTGTTACGCCGACACGTACGGTAGCGCGGCAGACGCAAATAACCCGATTGTCACGACGACTGACGTTGACATTCTCACCCCTCCAGAGGTTGAGGCCGGTGCGATTCTCAAAGACGATAGCGTAAAAATCTTCTTTGATAATTACCGCGTTGCCCTGAAGGAAGTCACGGACTCCAGCGGGCAAGTCGCGGGTCTCGCGAAGTTCTGGTCTGGTGACAATCTGTTCCGGGGTGATGACGTTACGTCCACCGTCTACAACATGAACAAGTTGGGCGTCCAAGCAGGCGATAAGCTCATCACCAACCAAGGTAACCCTGCTTCTGTTTCGGACATCACACGCACTGTCAAAGAGCTCGTGCACATCTTGCGCTCGACAGGGTCTACTCCGGACTATGACTCCATCAGTGCTGACACGGGCGACATCATCACCATTACCGGGGATACCGCTGGTACTCCGCGTAACGGGACGTATACGGTAAAGAAGAAGTACGTCGAGAACGGCACGTCTATCCCACTCGCCATTGAGATCGAACCGGCGGATGCCACGAACTTGATCGGTACCACTGGCAACGTTCACATGGTGGTAACGGCTCCTGACGGCACCGTGAAGTACGACTCGGCTACCGTGGACGGCGTTCGCGACGAGTGCTTCATCCGTACGACTGTGGACTTCGCTGCTGCAAACAGCGCAACGGCTGGCTACCGCCTCTGGCGCATCGAGCGCGAGCTCAACGACCTGGAGATCCCTGCTGGCAATGTCACGGTAGACGCGGTCACCAAAGTAGTCACTGTTGACGGAGCCCTGACGGACAGTGTTTTGGTACAAGGCGTTGCCGCCGATTTGCGGATTACGGCCGCGAGCATCTACATGCAGTACCTGGCCCTTCGCCAGGACCTGCAGAACATCACCGACATCGAGAACACCCCAGCCCTCACGACGCTGCTGGGCAAGTACGATGCGCGTAACCCGCTGCATGTCGGCGCGTCCGTAGCCAAACAAAACACCACGACCAAGGTGCGAGTTTACGGCGTAGCGTCTGACGACATCGCAGGGTATGGCGACTTCTTAGATCGCATCAGCGCCGAGCGTTATGTGTACGCTCTCGTGCCGCTGACGTACGACACCTCGATTCTCGGTGCGTTCAAGCTCATGGCCGAGAACTACGCCGATCCCACGTACTGTCTGGATAATGGCATCAAGCAGAAGTTCCGGAACGTCATCGGCGCAGTCGAGCTCGAGACTCAGAAAGAGGTCATCGCGGCTATCGGCGGCGGCACGGTTTCGAAGCAAGTGGGGAGCACCCCGGCTGGGACGAAGACGTTCACCGTGACGGCCGACGCGGGTCAGCATTATGACCTCTCAGCGGATAAGGTTCTTCCTGGCGACACCATCACGGTTCTCCATACAACGGGAACCGCGACTTACACCGTAGCGCATGTGAATAGCGCGACCGCGTGTGAGATCACGACGTCAGTACTTACGCCGCTTGTGCTGGACGCGTCGAGCAAGCTCAACATCTACGTCGGGGCAACGACCGTTAAGCGTATGACCGTGGAGCTGTCCAACGTCGGTACGGGCACTACGTTCTCTATCGCGAACGCCGCGTTGGACGAGCTGTACACGGTGCTGACTGTTCCCACGGCGAACTTCGCGAACGTGGTTCCCGGTGACATCCTTCAGATCCCCTCGGACCCGGAAGTCAGCACCTGGACGACGTACGACTCGTGGATCGTTTCGCTCGTCGAGAGCACCACTCGTCTGCGCGTAGTCAACGAGGGTTCGAACACCGACACCCTGGCGAACGAGCTCCCGCATCTCACGAAGCGTACAGCCGCAACTGACCGTGCTGTGACCAGCGGAAGCGTGTACTGCCGCGTTCTGCGCAACATGGACAAGTCGGAACAGGTCACCAACATGCTGGCTACCGCTCAGGGGTTCGCGTCTAAGCGCACGCTCCTCACGTACCCGGCTCTGTGCGATGTCTCTGGCTTGGTCGATGGTAGCCTCGCGCGTACCACGTCCACGATAAAAGCCACGGCAGCTAGCCAGCCGGGCTATTATCTGTCGTGCCTTGTCGGTGGCCAGACTGCGGGTCAGCCTTCGCAGCAGGGCTTCACGAACCTTCCGGGCAATGGTATCTCCCGCGTGTACGGTTCGAACGACTACTTCACCGAGGAGCAGCTCACGGACCTGTCCAATGGTGGTGTGTACGTCTTCGTCCAGGACACCACTACCTCACTGCCGTACACTATTCATGAGGTCACTACCGATGTGGTTTCACTGGAGACGGGCGAGTACATGGCAGTCAAGAACCTCGACTTCATTTCGATGATGTTCCTCGATACGCTGCGAGGGTTCTTGGGTCGTTGGAACATCAACACGGACACCATCCGCACGATTCACCAGGCATGTACGGCGACCATCACTAACCTGAAGTCGCGTTATGTCGTGAAGATTGGTGCCCCTCTCATCAGCGCGACAATCGATTCGGTTGAAGAGAGTGACATCAGCGAAGACCGTATCGAAGCGTACATCAGCGTCCTGCAACCCATGACACTCAATGTCATCGGACTTCACCTGGTGGCCTGATGCATCTTGATTTTGCGAAGCAAGCGTTCGACCGGGGTTACGAGGATACCCTCGTAGCCCTTGGTCTCTCTTCCATCAAACAAGCTGACCTTCAAAAAGAGGCTATACCGTTCCTAGGAGCATTAGCCTCTAAAGGTATGGGTCTTCTTGGGAAAGGTGTGAAAGCCGTTGGTGGTATGTTTGGAAATAAGGGCGTTCAACAAGCGGGACAGCAAGCTGCTAAACCAACCGGTATGATGGGAAAAGCGTGGGGCGCTTTAACCTCGACACCGGCTCAAGTTGCAATGCTTGGCGCTAGCAGCATTCCGACGAATTAGAGGAGTCACACACCATGGCACTTGGAGTCACTAAAGGAATCGGAACCTGGAAGGCGCAAAAGAATAACGTTGAGCGTCTTATGGATAACTCGGCGTATACCGCCGCGCACCCAGATGACACTCTCGTGTTAGCAGGGCCTCCTCGGTTCTCGAGTGTGTCCCTCGATTCAGTCTCTGGCTGGAACAGCGTACTCTCAATCGGTATGCTTCAGACGTTCCAGATTTCTAGCCAAAAGCCGACACAGCCAATGCAAGCCATTGGTTCGGGTCGTTCCTTCTTCGTTTCGGGGAAGAGCATGACGACTTGGCGTGTTGGTCGCCTCTTGGCCAATGGCAGAAATCTGTTACGCATCCTCTACCACAACGCGGTAGCTGGTGGCGTAAACGTGGAAGCGTTTGATGACCCGGCGGTTCCTGAGGGCGGAAAGAACACCACGTTGTTCTTCTGCAACTTGGACTCCGAGCTGTTCTACGTCCCGTTTGGTTTGGGTGTTCTGTTCAAGGACAAGACCAACTCGACCATCGGCTCGTTCTATGTCGAGCTCTCGATGATTAGCACGTACACTCTAGGCTTCACCTCGGGCCAGAACATGGTCCTTGAAGACGTGGGCGGTATGTGCGACCGGCTCTTCCCCTTCCACGCAACTACACTTCAGTACGGTAACGTTCCGCGCTCTACGCTGGACGAGGTCATTGGATTCACTACTGGTCTCGACGGAAACCCAACGCCTCCTGACGGCAGTTGGCAGACGGGATACGACGACAACGTCTAGCAGCATATGCTATGCTTAAGGCATGGCACAACTCAACGCGCAACAATCTGCTCTGCTTAGAGGTACCGGTTATACCAGTAGCCCCTTCCCTATGGGTCAAACCTTAGGGACTATCATAAAGTATGATAGCAATACGCACACCTGTGATGTTCGTACTGAAGGACAGAAGCTACCTGGCAGAAAAACTGGAAGTTTTTACAAGAACGTTCCGTTCCAATCTGCGGGTACAGGGATATGCTCTGCTCCGGATACCTCTATCCCTGTTGTCGTTGACTTTCAATTAGGTTTCCCCCGCATAGTAGGATCTTTATCTGCCGGTTCTTACACAGGTAATATGCCTACAACAGCTCCTACGTTTTCAACCGTGTCATCTGGGAATCAAGCAAGTACCTCCGGGGGGAATAGCACAACGTCGTACACACCTAAGGGTATGGTCCCCGGTGACCTGGCTCTTGTTAATCCTGATGGAAACTATCTAGCGGCATTACGCGGTAAAATATCAAAGCTATACGGGTCTGAGCGAGCTCAGGTTATGGCTCTTGGCTACCACGACCTCGTTCGAGTCGTGTCTGAGAACTACGAAAACTTCAATGCCTTTGGGGAGTTGAGGGTTTCTAACAAAAATGGGCGCAGTGGACTCTCGTTCAAAGGTGGGCCGGACCAGGTTTCCCAGACAGGTGGGGCTCAAAAGAACTGGACCTTCCATGTCGATATTGGTGACGTCGGCAATATGTTTGATATGAAAGTCACTACTAACGATAACAAGACGATGTCCCAGGCTTTGTTCTCAAGCGACGGTGGCGTCGAGTTTTATGGAGCAAAGAGCATAGGGACATTCACGGCAGGAACAGCGTCACACTTTGTAGGTGGTAACCAAACTTACCGCTATGAAGGGGACGTGAGCACTTTTATTGCCGGTACCCACTTTTACACCTGTGAAGGTGGAGAAGACAAAACGGTTTCGGGTAGCTTTGCTACGACCGTAGGTGTTGACTGCGTCGAGCTTACCAATCGAGACAAGATTATGAACATTGGCGGGATGTTCAAACAAGTTTTAACTGGTGGCTCTCCCAAAGACGCGTTACCCACCAACATTGCGTATGAGTCTCACATCGTAAACGGAAACGCGACGTTCATTGTCGGTGATCCTCGAGACGGAGCTATCCCTACGGCGTTACCGGGGTTCAACATCTTCGCGTACAACGGAGCGATTGTTATCGGCGAGAACTGCCGAGACCCTTTGTCTCCCCCCGCAATACAATGCGCTGTGGCCCTCAACACAAAACTTCCCAATTCTATTGGACTGGGCTGCGTACCTATGGGTCCATGGATAAGCCCTGATGCTGCTGCTAAGAACCCATCGACAGACTTCGCCATGCTCTTCTTGAAGTGGCAGGCATTGATGACCACGCTCATCACACTTCTTGATTCGCACACGCACTCGACAACCTGGGGGCCTTCTGGTCCCGCGATGGCTCCTGCTCCTGCCGGATTTAACACGGCTATTACACCTCTGGTAGTTCCTGTTAAGAGTGTGCGTGTCTGTATTGGAGCTTAGTTTGACATGTCTTTTCTTTTGACTACCAACAACCTATAATTCATACAACGTGTTAGCACATCTCGGGACGTAGGGTCCCGATAGACAATCAGCGAGGTAAAAAAAATGTTGAAGCTTTCTGTTACTACGCCCGTTGGTGGTGGTCCCGTCTCCATCCAAGACCAGTTCCCGACGGAAGGCCCCCTCGTTCTCGAGGTCGCCACCAACGCTACGGCAACCATCAACCTGTCGTTTACGCAGCTCGGGCGTATCGCCGCACAGCTTCAAGCACTTCTTGAGTCGGGCGCGATTACCTTCACGCTGACGGCCATCACGGGTAACCAGACCTGGATTCAGGAATCGGACCTCGCGGGTCTCCCCGAGCTCTATTCCGCGAGCGAGTCCATCACCATCGGTGGTGAGACCGCCTGTGTTCTCTACGGCTACAACCTCGTCGCTGGCCAGGTGTGCGCGCATGCCGACCTCTTTGTCACGGGCGCTGCTGCGAACACAGGCGTTGTGGTTCGGGCGATCCTCCCCGGTCAAGACGGCAACGACTACACCGTGACCGCCGTGGACACTACGAGCGGCGGTCTCTCGGCTATCCTCACGGCCAGTGACCTCCTCGTCAACTTCGGTGGCGCTTCGCACACTGCCACCGAAGTTGCAGCTATCATCAATGGCAGCGTCACTGCTAGCCCGGTATTCGTCGCTACGGCGGGCGGTAACGGCTCAGGTAACGTCGCTCTCCAGGCTGAGACCGCTCTCGCGGGTGGCACCGGCCAGGGTCTCACGGTCTCTTGCTGCGGTCTCGCTTGTACCGTCACGGCGCTCGATGTCTCGGCGAGCCCTATCGATAAGCTGACCATCACCACCCCGGACCTCGGTACCCTCGCTGCCAACAATGGCTACGCGAAGATCAAGGTGCGCTCTGGTGAGAAGAAGACGGACATCACCGTCGTGACGACCTCGGCCTAATCTGCTCTTCAGCCTTTCATTCTTACGCCGTAAACCCTACAATTTGAGGGATTGAACAGATCCTATAAGGAGGACAACGCATGTCTACGATGTATACTCTGGCGGTGACGGTAGCGAGTAACAAGGGCACCGTCATTCTTCAAGACCACCACCCAGCTGAGGGTCCGTTTGTAATGACCTGTCTCACAGGCGCTGTGACTACTACGGTCATCACGGACAATCAGTTCGGGCGTATCCAAACTGACCTTGCTGCTCTCGTAGCCGCTGGTGCTTGCACGTACGCGATTACGATGACTCCCGCTGACCCGCTGTTCACGGCGCTCAGCACCGCTATCACCCCCGGCGGCTCGCTGACTTCTCCGCTGCAGTACAAGGGGTCGATTGCGGTTAACACCAGCTTCCCGCTTATCGCGTCTGTTGCCGCAGGCTGGATGTATCACATCACTGCTGACGTGACGGACAACGCTGGCGCTACCTACACCAACACGAGTGTTGCTTTCCTCGCGGGCGACGAGATCGTGTGGGATGGTTCTGCCTGGATCAAGACGGGCAGCACGCTCACCAATCCATTCCAGTTCAAAGGCAGTCTTACTGCCGCTAACACGTTCCCTCCCCCGGCTGCGACGGCTACCACGGGTGTGCGCGACGGCTGGACGTACCGTGTTACCACGGCTTGCACAGACAACGGTGGAGCTGCGTACACGAACACAGGACAAGCTTTTGTGATCGGTGACATCATCACCTGGCGCACAAACGCTTGGTACAAAATTGGTAGCTTGGTTAACGACGCGGCTGTCGCGTATGAGTTCGGTGATTACCAAATCCGAACGGGCGCTGGCGCAGCTGACCTAGTCACGGCGGTTACGGAGGTTGTGACTGCTGGTGTCGGCACGGCTATCACTCTTGCTGCTGGCACTGTCGTCGGCCAGAACAAGATCGTTCGGCTTGCTTCGGTGACCACCCCGCTGGACACGGCGGTTCTGACCATCACGTCTGGCCCCGGTGGGCCGTACACGCTGCGCAAGGCGGGTGATTTCATCCATGTGAAGTGGAATGGCGCAACATGGGGCATGGTTAATCAGTGCCCGGCTGTCAACACACTAGTGGACCGTGGTGCCATCACCATCAACACGGACTTCCCGCCTCCGACCGGTAATCTCCTCGGAGACTGCTACCGCGTCCTCGCCGACGTGATCGACAACGGCGGTGCGAGCTATACCAACACAGGTAAGGTTTGCACCGAAGGCGACCACATCATGTGGGACGGTGTCTCTGCTTGGGTCACCCTAGGCAAGAGCTACATTATGGTTGAGAAGGGTGCCGTATCCCTGGCTACGCATTTCCCACTCATCGCTTTCGTGAAGCGTGGGTATGTGTACCGCATCACAGGTAACGTCACTGACAATGCGGGCGCTACCTACACGAACTCTTTGCAGACGTTCGTCGCGGGCGACTGCGTGGTATGGAACGGTACGAACTGGACGATCATCGGTAACTCCGGTGGCCGCGTGTTCAACAACATTCACACGCAAGCTGTCGCCGCCACGGCAACAGTTACGCAGTTCATCGCTCCCGCTGCTGGCCGCATCATCGGTGTTTACGCCAAGAGCGATGTGACTGCCGAAACCACAGAGAGCATGACCTTCGATGTTCACATCGATGCCCAGACTACGCTGACGGGTGACATCTCGATTGCCGCAGCGCAGACGACGGTCCCGGTGGCGGGCGTCATCGATACCGGCTCGAGTCACAACGTGTTCGCGGCCGGTCAGGTCATCACGATCATCCGTACCTACACGGCTGGTTCGGGAACTCCTGCGATGGTTGCGACCCACGTATCGATCTTCGCTGAGCTGACCTGATAGCAAAAGAAAAGGCACCCACCTGCCGTTAAGCAGTGGACTCCCTCACCGTCTGATAACGGCAGGCAGGTGTCTGTTCAAATTCAGAGATAACCGCGTCGGCGAGACTCTACACGAAAGTCGTCGAGCTTCTCTTTTGCTCGGCTAGCTTTGACGACCAACGCGTTTTCGGGGAACAGTATGATCTCGTTTGTGGGTGCAAGGATATCGCGAATCCAAGCGAGGTCCGTGGGTATCTTTCTGAAATTGGCGTTACATATTGCCAGTAGCGTAATTTTGAATTCAGCGTCATCGAGTTTCTTTAATGAAACAATTTCTCCTTTGCAATTGCACCATTTAGAAATGGCGTCAATCCATTCCCATTTCGAACTTACCTTGTGAACTTTTCCGACAGCGACAGTAGGCATTGTGGGTTTTGGCATTTCGACTGTGGGAGTCTGCTTCATCTTTTTGTACAGGTCCCACTGCGTTACTTTACACTTCTTGTCGGGGAGCTCGGTGGGCTTGAGAAATACTTGCTCGGGCATAACCAGGTTTCGAATCTCGTAAATGCTTGTACCTTTGAGCAGCTTGTTCTTTGCGTCTTCGGCCATCTTTTTGTGTGTGGGGTCGTCACAGATCGGAATGTAATAGGCGCTGCCGTCCTTTAGTTCTACAACCACCTCCTCTCGGGCATCGCGCCAACATGCGTGATGTGACTTTTCAGTTGGAATACAGCACACCTCAAACTTCCCCAACGCCAATGGAATTAGGCACAGTGGTGACATTTTGCTCCCTCTTTTCGAGACGTTTATTAAGCACTAACAGAATATTACAGGGATGTCAAAACTTTAAAGCGGGGTAATGCTTTTCGCCACAAGGTCTAAGACTTCTTCTAAGGGTAAGCGGTACTGGGTTTTAGCTAAAGAGCCATCTCTATGCGTGAATATAATTCCGGGGACACCGGATATCTTTGTAAAGTCTACGCGGGTGTTTCCGCCAAAACGGTATAACGACCAGCCCGCACCTCGGTTATCCCAGGATACAGACGCGATAGCTGTTGGGTGTGCTCTGTTTCTAAACTCTTGTGACGCCGTAATGTCTGAGGTCTTGAGGTGTAATACGGTCTCACCGTTTACGCGAAGAACGTCACAAACTCTATTTAGGTGTGCGAGTTGTTCCGAGAACTTGTTAGCGGACTCGAGTATCTGTTTACCCAAGAACAGGAGTATACGTGTGAACTCTTCAGGTACTTCTCCGTGGTATGAACCAAAAGCCTGGTTCAACGATAACCCAAAGGGGTCCACTAATTCAAAAGGAAACCTGCCAATACCTAAAGCTCTTGCTGTGTAATGGGGTCCTTGTGAATCCAATAACACTGTGGGGTAGTACCATCTTTGGAGTTCGAATACCGTGTCTAGTCTTCGAGCCTTAACATACAAAGAAAACGCACACTCAATTACGTGCTCTTCAGTGAATTGGTGGTGGTCGAAATTGTTCGAATTAGGTTCATGTTTTTCACCGACGTCTAGTACTAATGTAAACGGACTGAGCAGCTCCTCTTCTGTTGGAAGTCTTCGGTACACCGGGCACATGCCCTCGATAGCTAAAGCGACAGCCACGGAGAGGACGTCATCCCGATGTGCTATTCCTGGGTGTACGACAATAGAATTTACGCTGTAATTTGGACCCATAACTCGCCTTTACACGTGACACTTAGTTAAAACTTCATGCTGTTTCGTTACGCTCATTTCAGGGTGGTTAACGTCCAAGAGAATATGCCCCAGCTCGTGCCGTAGCATATTTCGCATAGCCGTGTGGTCTTCGCTTATCCACGCCACCTGTATTTTGTTTTCATATAATAAACCCCCAACCTTTTTAAGCCTATCTCTGTGCGACCCTTGTACTAACCCTTGAGGACAAAACTCAATGCTTAAGTTGACACGGTCAAACCCTCGGTTGATAACGCAGTCTGTATGCATAGACAAGTGGAGTACGATTGCGTCTTCAACTTGTTCTAAGTGGTAGTTGGACAAGAAGGGTATCAAGCCAACAGGGACGCGGGGATAAGAACTGTGATACGTAATTTCTGTGTTGGACGTCCGAAGTAGTACACGCTTGTTCCTCAGAAAAAAAGCATGAATAAGCATGGTGGGTATGAGGCAAATAGTGATAAGCGTAACTGTTGTGAAGTACAAACTTAGGCTATATAGCGTAATCGCTTTGAACAAGCTGTATGCCGCAAGGGTTATGAGGGCTATGAGGGCTGCTATAGGCAAAGCCAACTGCATAAAGGACTTTGTGACCATGTTCATTATTTTACTGCCGCAGTTATAGCGAGAGCCACTAGCCCTACCATCTCAATTCCAGCAACAATCTTCCAACCCAAAGAAGTTCTTTCAGGCTGGTTTTGCAGCGTGATTATGTATTTCTTGTCCATGGCCATCTGTTGAATCATTTGCGTTCGGTCATTCTTTAAGTACGTAACCTGCTCTCGAAAATTTTCTATACGGGTATCGTACACCTGACCCATCAGCTTAAACGTCTCGATGAGAACTTCGCTGTCTACACGCCAGTCATAGAGAGCTTGGTAATCATTCGCGTACAACAGCAGGCTCTGGTACTCCTTTGTCGAAAAGCACTTGTAGTCCTGCTTGTCTATACGGTAGTCCATTCCCTCAGGTAAACGGAGCTTCGCTTGTATCGGAGTCTTTGACGGGAGCTCAGTCCACTCAGGAAAGTCTTCTTGTGCGAACACGATGCTCGCGAAAAAGAACACAAGACTAAAGCTTAAACTTTTTACAAAGTTCATTTAGTTCCTCCATAGTCAGTGCTTTCGACAAAGAATCTTCTTGTTCTGCGTACGTAGCTAGACGGTCACTACGCGCCTTAAGCTGACCGATCAACTGTTTTTTTAACCCATCAAGTTTTTCTGCGTTTGTAACCTCCTCCTCGTCGTTGGGGGCAGTGGGATTTGCTGGGGGAACTGTCGGCATGGTGTCTGGTTCATACTCTTTTGGAACTCCGCGAGCAATGAACCGGAGCAGGAAAAGAAATACAATGGCAACGACAACTCCGATACCTAATAACCTGATGTACCAAGGCTTTGAAAGATACCATTTAGTGATTCGGTCATACCAGGTGTCCAGGATTGTTTCATTTGTCATGGGGACCTCCGCGTTAAGTATAACAGTGTTCACAGTACGAGGAATACCTTTTGTAGAGTACTCCTCGTACTGGAAACCCTGAAGTTTGCACCTATGACCGAACCTTGAAAAGAGCATTTCTTTGAAAGGTTATCGGGTCCGCACCTCATTGGGAAACAACACAGTTACTGCGTCGCCCTCTGGTCGTTCGGGGTTCCGTGCAAACTTTTTGGAACAGAGTTGAACTACTTTTGACGGAAGAGCTGCGAGGAGGGTGTACGTCGGCTCTGTGACGTACACTACATCGAAGCTCTAACCTTAACTAAACTACCCATTAGCCTTGTGACAGAGTTACTCTGTCCATTGGTGGAAAGCAGCTAGTTCAACTCATTAGGGAAAACAGAGCACCACTTTGAGGGGATTTCGGTTCAGACGTAAGCGAACCTAAATCTCTCGTCCACACCAGTTAACCGTGACGAAGTTACTTCGTCTTCTCACTACGAGCGAGTACCTGATGCTCTGTTTTGTATTCTTTGTACGCGTGGTCAAGCCAAACGAGGTCCGCGTCGGATATCACTTTCTGTTCATGTTTATGCCGTAAAGTACGGAGCATAGTCTTTTGGAAATCATCCTTTGCGCCTGTCTCGAGGGCACCAAGGATGCGGAGAACACGGGGCTTTGTCATGTAGTTGTACCAACTATTACTTGGGTTTTTTGTGCGGCGAGGGCTTGTTGACCTTCTTGTACTTCTCGAGGTCACGCTCTTTGGGCTTAACCGGAGGAAGGCTTGTTCCCGGCTGCGGGTATACAGCAGGGTGTCCCATCAGTAGAAACCCCCACCCATGGCTTCGGATGGCACTGACCCTGGACCCGCATGGAAGCCAGCGTGGTCGAGGTTGTGTTGGCCACCCTGCTCCAGGATGATGGCTCTCTCAGCCGGGGTGAGGTTCTCCAGTGCCTGTTGCAGCTTCAGCTTTTGCCGCTCATCTTGCCTTGCCGTGTTTGCTGCGATGGAGCCAACCACCAGAGCAGACAGCGCGCCAATCAACCACGGAGAAACCTTTGCGGCTCCTTGCATGGCGGGCTCCACAAAAGCTTTACCGGCCGCGAAGCCACCGACGCCTGCACCCAGACCTAAGAGAGCGGCGCGAGCGTCAAGAGCAGCAATTTTTGGTTTTGGCATCTCCGCTTTTATAGCAGCTCCCGGCTGTAGCGACTTCGGAGTTGAGATAGCAGGCAGTGAAGGCTGCGCAGGTCCCTTAGCAACACTGGCCATGTTGGGAGCGTTAACCCCCATGGGAGATTTGGGAGCAGCTGCGGCTACAGGAACACCCGCGAGCTTCACAAGGATATCAAAAGAAGTAACCATGTTCACCCCTGACTCGAGGTCACGACGTGTGGGATGGGCTCTTTAGCCGCTGAGGATTCGTGCATTGCGTTTGGATGATGCTGGAGCAACGACGGGTCTTGCGCCCGCTGCTTCAAGTAGTCATGGGCCTTCATAACGTTGACGTCGCTGAGGAGCTGGTCGTTGTGCAGGCTGCGAGCTGCTTCGTACGTCTCGTGTTGCCGCTGGGGTTTGTGCTCCGACCAACGGTTTGCGCCGTAATAGGCTCCACCAAGAGCACCGGCTGCAGCGAGAGCCTTCATCGAAGTCGGAAGCTTCGCGAGCTGCTTCACTACCCCCGAGGCGTTCTCTTTTAAACCAGCCTCAGCTCCTGCGGGCATGAGTCCGGATGTAGCGATGTCTTTCAGCGGTTGGACCGCTGCTTCGCCACCCACCAAGCGACCAAGCATCCCACCGCCAACGAGACCAGCGCCTGCACCAGTAAGGACGTTTCGCCCAAGGTCTTGTTCTCCCTCAGACTTCATCATGACATCGACAGGGACTCCTGCGTGCATACCGGCAGAAATACGCTCCATGCGCTCACGTGGAGCCCACGTATCCATACCCTGCAAGCGCTCTCGGGGGTCCATCTGGCCGGGCAACGAGAAAGGAGTTCCTGGGACCCTAGTCCAAACGGGCAGAAAAGCGTTCTTCAATAGACCTTCACGTGGCATTGGTTCACCTCAGGTAGACAGTAAAAATATAGGCTTTCCTGTGGTATGAGTCCATGACGCAATCTACAACGTTTTATGAAGGGAGAACCCGTTGAAACAACTCATACTAATCGTCAGCCAAGCCCTCTGGTCAGAACTGAAAAAACCATTTTTTCTTGGAACTGCTAGTTACCACCAACGCAACGACACTGTAGCTCTTTGTTGGGAAGGATACCGCGTCCCGGATGATTTTCATACGTGGTGGGAATCTTTGGGGCTCGAGTGCTCTGAGTTTTTGATCATCTCCCACGACGGAACAGAAGAAGGAAAAGAGACGTACGGGTGCTACCACGATCATCCGTTCAAGCTCAGCCAATCCCTTAAGGTGTGGATTGACTAAGGAGAGGAATGAAACCAGGAACAAGGCCAGGCATATTCACAATAATGCACAACGTAGTCATATGGCGCTGCCCATGCTGTATGACAGACCAGTGGGCACAATGGGAAAGAAGAAGTCGTTCGGAACAAAGGGTCGCTCTCATCGAGCGCATATTAAACTACCCGCTTTGTGTAGGGTGTGAAAACCTTCAACGGTATGGAGAGGAGCTAGCTAACCAATGCCAGAAATCGAAATCGACAGCAACTCAGTATCCGTCTTAGCTGCTATTCGCGACGGTTCTATCGACGGTATAAAATTCTGCTTCAACTCTGGTATGTTCCCCAACGCAACGGACCCCGACAGCGAGACCAAGAATAGTTTACACTGTATGTGCGGACTCGCTGCCTCGGGCAACAACCCTGATATGCTTGCTTTTCTGTTGCGGGAGTGTGTCCTTAAGCACGAGAAGGTAGAGGACATCGTCTTCAAGAGTGCTGAGGCTATCGTAAAAGCCAACAACCCCCTGATGAACCAGGTGCTACTGGATTGCACGGTCGAGTTCTTTGGTACGACCAAGCTCCCGCTTGATACGTTCTCAGCCCGGTGCATGCGCGAGTATTCGCAGGATGCAGCTCTTGCAAAAAACTGGGACATGCTTCGAATTTTGTGGGAAGCCCGAGACAAATTCCCAATCCCCATGCAGTACGACGATGTTGAAAAGAGGAACATCGGCAAAGACAAAGAGCTGCTCCCCGCATTGGTTACTGGCGCTATCTTCTACGACAACCTGGCGATGATCGAATACGCAATGAACCTCCCAGATAAGTGGGAAGAGTATACGCGTCAGTGTCTCGGGACCTGGTTTCGAATGGCCATGGAAGGTCACGCGTACTCTGTCGCGCGCTATTTATTCCCCCTCATCCGGAAAAACATTATCTCGGACGCTGAGTACGCCGCGACAATTCTCAAGGATAGTCTACGCACAGGATGTTATGAGCTGCACCTGGACATTAACCAGATCCTCATAGCCCTGCAGGGTAAGCCAAACAGCGAAGAAGAAAATACGCCGTAAAGTTCTTCGTCCTGTTTACCCCACCCTTGGAGGGGAGAGTGGAACGCTGTCTGCGTTTTACTCTCCTCTCCGTCTTTCTAGCAAAACAAAGTAAAACAACGGAAAGTTAGTACCGTGAGAGAAAAACAACTGCCTCCAACGATCTACTATGGCGTAGAGCGCTGTGCCGATTACGACATGCCCCAGACGAGAATTCGCCTATTCCGAAACATAAGGAATGCACAGAAGTGGTTTGAAGGCGATTCTCGTATCGACTACTTCAAAGACAACTCACAGTGTTATCCCTTTTACAAAATAGTGTACCAAATGCCCTGGCATTTCAGGTTCACTTATAGATGGAAGCTCGATGCGTGGATCGAGGACAACCGGCCCTCGCGCAAAGATTGGTGGAGCGCGGATGACGTTCGTGGGGAGATCATCAAAGACTGTGGAAAAGCCATTCGGTTGTGCTAGCATCGACCCATGCGAAAGTCGTTACTACATACCAACCACACCCTGCTACTGAGCCTCGAGATCGCTGTCAATATCGCGCTACAACACTGCTGTGACGAAGAACGCAACGACATGCACGACGCTCTCTTCTGGATCAGAAATTTGAGACAGGAGCTGGACGAACCTCTTCTGAAAGTGTGCAAGCTTTCCCAGATTTTGAAGTGTTCCAATGAGTACTTTGAAATCTGCGATGAGAAAGAAGAACTACGTAAGGAGCTGTTAGAAGCAAAAAACAAAGTGAATATTCTGTTGGTTGCAATGACGGCCAGTAAGTTACAAGCTCTGGCCTAGACTAAAGAGGTCTTCCGCTGCGATTTGCGGGGGCCTCTTTTTTGCTTTTGCCCTCCTACGTACCACGCGTGAAGAGTCTTTCCGTAAAACCTAAAGCCACACTCGAAGCACACAATAAGGTCTGTGTTTAACAGCGTATTATCTGTGTGAGTTATTACTACGTACACATCCGGGTTATAGCATTCGATGCAGCGCCAGAACTCATAAGGAATGTGGACTTCATTCGGGGGCATAGACCTTAGCGGGTCTGGGAGACGAGCAACCAGCAGGACCCGACATAACTTTCGTGGGCGGCCGGTTAGCCTCGACGCATCCACCCGCAGTTCTCGCGCGAGAACCGGGGTATACGGGAACAATTTCCTTGAGGGTTGTTGTTGCCCGCACGAATACACGCGAGGACGTAGCGCCACAGTCAGGACACGGGTGCTCTTTTGTTCCCATATCAACCATTTCTTCAAAAATACTTCCACACTGAGGGCATTCGAAATCATAAATGACCATTTAGTTCCTCCGTTGGTAAACTATAAACGCTCGAACATCTTGGTACAAGTACTCGTAAGAATTAGTGAGAATGTTTCCCAGGAAAGGAGGGTACCATGGAGACAATTCCCTTTGTTAGCTTTGGCTAATAAAAAGAGTTGTAGGCTCCTGCCCTTCGGGGCGGGAGCCGGTGATTTTGCTATAGGGGAAACAGATTAGGTCCAAAGGCTACGATAGGAGCTGTTGGGCGGTCACATAGAACTAATCCGCTCAGGGTATCCGACTTGGGAGCTAGCGTCGGGTCTTCGTCTACACCTGTGATGGCTTCTTCAATTAACGTTCCTTGGTCTCTTAAGCTATCCATAAGTTCTTTTTTCTGTGCGGAGAGACTGTCTTCCCCGCTACCAAAAAGAAGCTCGAGCAGTGGCTTGGCTGCTTCTACGTTGGCCTTTGCTCCACCAGCCAATAACACGACACCTGTGACAAACTCGTTGCCGTTAAAGAAGGGTGGTGCATTTGGATAACCTCTGGACATGGACTTGTACAGCTCTTGCATAAAGTAAGAGTTTCCACCCTGGCCTGAGAATGTCCTAGCGTACAACCCCCCTATCGAGGTGATGTTCAGAAGTTTTAGCAGAGCCATTACCTCGTCTAGAATACGCGTGACAATCCGTTCGTACCTTTGGATTTCACTCCGCATAAACTCGATGTATTTGCGGAAGTGCTCCAACGCTGTCGGTATGTAACTCGCGAAGTACTCTATGAGAGCAACTATCTGTTTGATGAGCCACGCTAACGGAGGAAGAACGTCAGCTATAGAAGGAGTGCGTACCCAGTCGGGAGGCGTTCCTGACGAAGCAGTCTGTATCGGCGTTACGCGTGCTGCGTTCGAAAGGTACCAGTAACCGAGGTCGTTTCCTTTTGCTTTTGCAAAATCCTCAGTTTGGTTAAACCCACGCAGGAACCACGCAATATAAAAATGCCAGACGTCATCACGCGTTGTCTTGAGTTCGGGAGCCACGAACATGGTCTCCCCGGCAATGAACCTTCGCTCCTCTATAACAGTAGCCCCACCGACAGTCATCCCCTTGGTGATGTCGCGCGTACCAAACATCTGCATCACATTGCTGCTAGGAATCTTTCCCAAGTCATTCTTGAGAGCAATCACAGCCATTCGTGACGGAAGCACAATTACGCCCCCTAAGTCTGGGAGCGTATGGATGGGTAGCTTCATGCTGTCCCAAGTTAGCAGAGCCTGGAATGACCCTTCTACACCATGAGGTCTACTGCCTGGTCCGAGAATGACTTCCGCTTTCAAGTTAGTGGGCTTTGGGAAATCAGGCATGCCGTCAGACTGTGCAAACAAATCCCCAAAGAGCCCTTTGAACCGCCATAGCGCGTCTAAGAAACCAAAGGGGTCAAAGTCAGAACCCATCACCATGACGCCACCAGCGATGTAGTCGTCGCTACTCATAAACTGGGGTCGGCAGTGGTCCCTAGAATCATTGAGAGACCCGGCTACGGTACGCAAGAAACCAGCGTTTCCTCCGCGCCCTTCGTTGACCTGAACACGCATAGCGCGTTCGTCCTCAGTCATGTTTGGGTCGTCAAGAGCACCGCTAGGGTTAAAGAACGAAACGCTCGTGTCGCTGCCCCCGTTTCCGACTACGGGCTTCTTGAAGTTCCAGCTGAAGTTACCTGTGAGGTCCTTTGACGTACCTCCCGCTGAGTACATCATCCTCTTAGCGAAGGGAACGTACATCGCGTAGAGGCCCGCATCTTCCAAGTACTTCTCGAGGAGCTGGCGTATCTGGTCCAAGATAGCGCGAATGAGTGCCGCTAGGGGGTCGGCTAAAGCAGACAAGAAGTTCAGTATCATATCTACTAAGCCTGTAATAAGCTCGATAACCGCCTTTAGCTTCTCCACAAAAGATTGAATCTTTTTGAGGATGGGCTCCAAGTTTGGCATTGGTATTTCGAGCTTACGCCACGGGGGTGGCTGGGCACCTTGTGCATCATTCGTTATGTCTGTTAGGCTGGGCATGCTATATCCGTCCCATAAGCCGCTTTGATGGGAGCGGCTCTATGCCAAATCCGTTTGAGTACAGCCGCCCTTTTAGTTTGGCGAGTTGCGCTACAAATTCTAATTCAAAGAGTACGTACTTTTTGAGTTGTAAATTGGACAGCGTACCGAGCGCGCTCTTTCGAGCGGAGACCACGTCGGTTAAATGACTCCAAACGTTTGATATGTGCGTTGAGTTTATCTCTGCTTCAGACATCAGCGAATCAAAGTTGAGATCACCCAGAGCAGTGCGGGCATACGCACAGCGCCAGAAATCTTCAGTAGGCGTAGGAAACCACTTTGAGTAGCTGTTCTTTATCTGGCGTGCATCTTGGTTGAGCGTTTTGCTAAACACGTATGCAGACATCTCAGGGTCTACGAGGGCTGCGGGGGCTACGCCACAGTCCGTTGCTGCCGTTGAGTTATTGCGAAACATTCCGTACGTACCTGCTATCAAGGGGTTCTCAGTAGCTGAAGGCATTGGAGGAGCAGGCAACATATCTGGGTTAACACGAACAAGATGTGCAAAAAAGAAAGCATTCGGGATGTCCATACAGTACTGCGCCGCAAGGGTTGCTAGGTTTTTTTGGGCTGCACTAAAGCGCGCCCCATTGATTTTCGCTAGCGCGATGGCTGCTGTGAGCCCTGTCTCTTTGGTGTATGCCATACTTAAAAGTCCTTGGTTAATTCTACGTGCTCAACCAGCGGGGGCGTTTTCACCCCGAGGGAGTGTGCTGCCTCTTTCGCGGCCTTTACACTGTAAAGTGCATACTCTTTTGCTATGTTTGCTGTGGGGATTCCTTCAGCGCGTAACTGCGCGTCTAAGCGCTGAAGCTGCTTGTGCACCATGAGCCTGCCTAGCTGTGTGGCAAGCAACGTGAGCTGACACAAGTTGTCTAGATTGGCTGGTTGATTAGAATTCCACATCCCCAGAATATACAGCAGTAAATCAGAAAAGTCAGTGTTTGTGGGTATAAGAACGTGGGAAGAAAGTAAACTGGTTCTCTCAATACTTTCTTTTTAGCCACACCATCTGTGGAGAGAACAGCCAGGCGATATTCGTACTCCTGGAGTTGCGCCGGGTCCTTAAGGGTCGAAAGATCCCTAAGGTGGTGTTGCGAGAGATTGCGGGGCTCGACCCGCTTTCTTTTTTTATTAAGTCTTGACGTTAACGGTGGTGGCCGTTAATGTTAATGGGTTCGAGAGAACGGTCCTGGCTTGGCCGATTGGGAGGCAAAATCCTGCAGGTTACAAATGTCGGTTCGAATCCGGCAGCCAGGATCAAGAAGGAAGGTATCCAATACGCATACCCACATGAGTGGGCCGGTGACTGACTAGTGCAGAGCCTATGCGTGGATAGACTTCTAACCCACAACCGAGTGCTTCACATCGGCGGGTTGGAGACAGTGTTACATGCAGCACTGTTCTCGGCATTTTGATAAGCATGTGCGTCCCTTTTAGGACATGGCTATTTGTAAGTCCGAATCAGCGAGGGGTTGGCCACCCGTGAAGTCTCGTTGAGGTTTTTTAATTCGGGGATGACAGGCTTAGACGGTACAACTGAAGCTATGCTCGCACGCCCCAGATGACGCTTACTGGGTAAAGAAGCGTCAACGTACAAATGCCGAACCGCAAGAGTACCTGAAAGCGGCGTGAGCCGTTCTCCGTCACCCAGTCTCTTCCCCCTGTAGGGGCTGACGTGGCGTAATTAACCAGGGCGCTCTGACCAAAGGACCTCAGTATGGTCAGCTAAGCTACGAGGTTACGACGACCGCCTGCAGCTCGTGCTGGGCACTCGGTCGCAGAATCGACAGCATCAAGCGTGTGGACGAGGGTGTAGAAGACGATGTATCGGACCCGGTTTCGATTACCGGCATCTCCACTAAATTAATGTACAATAGGATATTACATGGGATACGGAGTGTGTAAAAAGCAACGGGACTATCAACGAGAATGGATTAAAAAAAGACGCGACGCTTGGATGCAAGACCATCCGGTATGCGTGTGGTGCGGCTCAAACATAAATCTACTAGTACACCATTTAAACCCTGACCTTAAAGTGGACCATAAAGTATGGTCTTGGGCAAAGAAACGCCGGGATGAAGAACTAGCTAAATGCATAGTCATATGTACCGCATGTCACAACAGAGAACACCATAAGCCTAAATGCGATTTAGAAATGTCACATGGAACTCTAGCAGGGTATAAGACACACGATTGTCGTTGTGTGCTGTGCCGACAAGCAAACAGGGATTACGAAATGATCCGTAGAATGCGAAAAGGAGAAAACGGATGACCGAAAAGACCCTCAACAACACCAATATGACTGACCTCGCCAATAACGTCTCGGACGTTCAACTCCACGGCGACCCCGGTGCCTGGGTGTGCGTGTGCAAGGCTTCGAGCAAAGAGCAAGGCTGGATGAAGAGCACCAAGGCCATGAACATCCAAGGTCTCGGCGTCCTTGTGCAGGTGAGCACCCAGCAGGGTAATGAAGTCGCCGAGGCGCTGACGTTCATTCCCCGCGCGCAAATCTACGTGTTGGATGGGAACGTCACCATTCGTGAGTAGTCGGGGAACCAGTGAGAGCATGCCTCACCCCCATATGGCTAGGGTATGCAGGGGTTTATGCTTGACCTTCATTGCAAGCTGACCAGGTATAATAGGACCCTGGGGAGCGGATGGGAGCTCCGCGTTATTCAGTTTAACCAGTTGGCAGCTGGTCAGCGGCCTGAGTACGCCGCTTTAAAACTGCTTACCCCAACAGCCTTAAATACTTTGAGCGGTACTAGGGTTGTTGGGGTTTTTTATGCGCTCGTGGCGTAATGGGTAGACGCCTCAGGTTTAAGCCCTGAGGTCCGTAAGGACGTGTCAGTTCGAGCCTGACCGAGCGTACTGGCCTCTCGTATGTAGCCTAGAAGGCCCCAATGGCACTAATGCTGTTGGGGTTTTCTTTTGCCCATAAGCAAAAGGAAGGCGCAGGTGCGCCTGGGGAGGTGGGGGAGGCTGGGGTTACTTTTTGTTCCATATTCTCTTTGCGCTGAGAATACTTGCGGCGTTAGGGATCATTTCACCGGAACCACAGTTTGGACATTTCCACCACCAGCGATCATCAACTTCAGTGTCGTGCACATCTACCTCACGCTGGTCGAGTACGAATACGACTTCTCCACCACAGAATGGACATGGTTTGTTTTTGGGCATTTTGCACTCCTTGTTTGGTTCAGAGCCCTTTACCCTGAATCGCTTACTTATACCGTTATGTTGTAGGGGTTTCTGGAATGGGTGTCAGACCTCCGTATATCGGGCCGTCTCTTGGTATAAGAACGCGTAGGAGTTTAAGGACTTCTGCACCACCCCTATTAAAAGGGGATTGGCATCCTCACATTTCGTGGGGCAGCACACAACAAGGAGTCAGCCATGAAGGCTATCGTAAACAACGAAGTTCGGTCCGCATGCATCGGGCACGTTCACCCCCAGGGGTTTCGGCTCCTATCGGGGGTAGAGCTCCAGCTTTGCCTCACGCATACCCCCGTTCCCCCTCCCAGGGGAAACCACGTCTACGGTGCCCCCACCCACCTCCACATGTGGAGGTCTGAGTGTGGGCGCGTATACGGAGAGGCGTCCTACCAGGACGCGTTGATTTGTACCTACAAGGATGACGTCATCTGCTCTCCCGGACCCTCGGTGGTTCTCGAGTTTATCGAGGACTAGTCTCGCCCCACATCTGGGGCATTTCTTTTGCCTTTAGCCCTCTTACAATAAGCCCCTTTTTTGCGGTAAAAGGGCTTGGTAAACCTAAACAAAAGTGTTCAACACAAAGGAGAAAAAAATGAAGTCTATTGCAACTTTCGCTGAATTTCTTGGCGGGGTAAATCCTATCGGTTTGGCCGTTACGCTGTTTAGCCGTGGGATACCAATTAACCAGTACACAGGAGAATACGACGAAACAGTATTAGGTAGTAAGGGTGGAGCCTCCCTTATCCTAGACATAGCATGCGCTAGAGAAAAAGAAGAACAAACGCCAGAAAAAAAGGAGGAAGAAGAAGGAACTAAAGAAGAGGAACCAGCCGCAGAAAAGATAATAGATCCTTGGGAAGAGGTAGAAAACGAGTTTAAGAATAGACAGCTAGCTAATAATTCTACAAGTATCTATCACCAAGTAAAAGATAATAGAGGAAGAGATATAAAGCGGATAGCCCCTTCTGCTTATGAGAACTGCTCGCGTAAAATGCAGTCGGCGTTACACGACCACGGTGTAATTTTTATGAAAGACAACAAAATGATGATGGACCGTAAACGTAATACTGGCCATTTTTATTTGGAAAGTAATAACCGTAAACGCGGAATACGGTCTGTTATAACAGTATCAAGTTCTAAATACACAAGTCCACCCACTACATACGTAGACACAGATACAGGAGCAAATATTATTGTACCTTCAGAAGCGGCTTGTAGATTAGCAATACGCGTACCCACACAAAAGATTAATTGGGAATGGTGTATAGCCTACATAACTGGCTGGGATAAGATACTATTGTTTAAAGCTAATTGCTTTGCGTGGGAAGCAGACTATGAAAAGAAGAAGAACCATTATACTTCTAAAGCTATAAAAGAAAGTGCCACTGAATTCTTCTTTGACACCAATATCAATCTCTTAATCGCTGAACTACAAGCATTACGTTAAAAGGAGCGCTCTCAAATGGTATGGTTGATTGTTGTGGCAATCATATTGGGCTGGGTATTTCTGGTGATACTAATCGAAAACCTCAAACGTCACACAGAAGGAATTATCCTATACAACCAAGGGATGAACGTCCTCACAAAACACGCACACGAGCTAACGAAAGACCAGCTTGAATTCACGGCAACGTCCGTGGCGAAACTGCGACAGTATAAACGTTTTGCTATCATTGACGTGATTGCTATTGTGATCTCACTCACGGCCTTGCTATGGAATATGTACAGCCTAGCTAAACGATTGAGCTAAAGGAGAAACGCAATGAAGATTTGGGGAAAGTACGTACCGACAGGAAAGGTCGAGTTAATCGACACGTGTGACAAGAAGGACGCGTGGAAAATAATTCGTGAATACCTCATGGCTTTTGGGGGTGGTTGGGTTATTTGGGCTGGACTCAAAAGGGATGAACCAAAATGAAAAACAAAGCCAACATCCTGCGAGAGTACGACTCCAAGAGGGATCTCCGTAGGCAGATAATCGAGGACCTAGCTATCTATAAGACCGGAGTCGAAGAGTGTGTACGGCACGCGGCTAAGGCCCAGCGTGAACTCGAAGAAGCTCAGGAGCGTTTAACCCGAATCATGGAGTACGAGGAACGCAACCGCAAAGAGATCGACGAGCTGTGGAACCAGCTAGTTAATGAGGAAGGAGTGCACATATGAGGGACATCCATCCAGAAATCTTAGACCGGCTCGATACCCAAAAATCAGACACAGTAACGGTTTGGCAGGCGTCAGACGACGACAAGGTTGTACAGGCTGTAAAACAACTATCAGAGAATCCCATAGGCCACGTAAGCAACTTACGGTGGAAATCGCGGTTAACCATGTACTACGCGTGGGTGTTAACCGTCGTAAAGAGTGGAAAGCTTTCTAAGGACGCCGCTGTCCAATTTATGTCCCAGTCCTTTGACCCACCGTTTAGAGAGATAGTTGAGAAATGTAAGTACCAGTACTCGTACCACATGCTCACACGCATGGAAGAGTACTCGGATATGTGCAGCACCGTGTCTCGTTTTATGACCGGGGATGTTGATGGCCCTCCTAGCACGATGATTATAGAGGCCATACAGACGCACAACATCGCTAGGTTTTCGCACCTGACGTGGAAAAAGGCCGGGAAGAAAACGTACGTAGTCGCGCCAAAGTTAGCGGAGGCCCTTAAAGCCACCAAGCTGAGTAAGTACCCTGCCGACCTTCTACGTGCGCCAGCCCAGTCATGCTATGTAGAGTTCCCTCCCGGTGCTTTTGTGTTTACGACGTATTCTGACTCGGTTACGCCGTCTTCTACTGGGTATGTCTCTCTGCCTGTTGAGGGCGCGTACATCTTAGAAGACACAAGCCCTATCGGACTTAGGTTGTGGCGCGTAGTGGTTATCTGTCAGTACAAAGATAAACCGTCCGACAACGTACATATAAACCATTACTACATCCCTCTTAAAGAAGGTGTGTCTGTTGATTCATGTCTCGACGAAGCTGTCGGGATGATGAAGGGTGAAACAGAGTATGCCATAACAGTTCCTGACGAAGGGAGCGTAGGGAAGATTGGTGGCATAAACTTCAACAACGTGAGTTGGGATGACCGCATCGTTAACAGCGCCAAAGACATATTCAAGTTCTTAATGAACGTGGTTATCTACGTAACCAGAGCTGACGCAGACGCTACATTCGTGCACGTCTCTCCTGAGTACGAGAGTTTTAAGGCTCGCATGCTGAAGGCTCAAGGAAAGAAGCGTGAGGACCTAAAGGAGCGCATTCGTAAACTGAATCCCGGTACTCGGGTGTTACTCGGTAAAAGCTACACCATCAAACGCTGGGATGACAAAACAGCGGCACAGTCGCCAGGGGAAGGACGCCACATCACCGTGCGTACACTAGTGTCCGGTCACTGGCGTAACCAGGCGTGTGGCGTAGGCAAGCTCGAGCACAAGACCATTTGGATCGAACCATTTTGGCGTGGCCCTGAGGCTGCGCCCCTAACAGCAAAGAGAGCCGTAGTAAAATGACAGACCAGTCGTGTTCGGAATGTGGGTCACATGTCTTCCTTGCCGTGGGCAAGGTATCCATTACACGGGTAATTACCCTCGATAAACAGAAGTGTACCGTGTCTGATGTCTGCGAATCCAAGGCTATGCCGGTGGATGGTTCCTTTAGCCTGCGGTGTGCGGCCTGTAATAAACTGCATGACATGCGCACGGAACGCAAAAGGTTCGCGGTAATTGCTGGGCGGGAGCTGACCGAAGAAGAGTTCGATGATGGTAACGCCCCTAAGAAACCAACACTCCCTCGCGTAGTCGAGGAGAAAGTGGAGGAGACTGGTTTACCGCGTAAACACGTAAAGAAGGACGTATCCCAGCTCATACGTGTAACAGCGACTCCTTTGCGTCAGCCCGACAGAAAGAAAGGATGGAGGGTGGGAGATGACTACTTTGGCTGTGGTAAAGTGGTTGATTCCAATGCTGATGGGTTGTCCATCGAACAAGCGGATGGCCAGATAAAGCTGCTGCCGTGGACGAGCAGTAAAAAATGAGAATTTACACAGCGAAAGAGGTAGCCAGGAAGCTACACATGGGACTAAAAAAACTGGGTGAGAATGTAAAGAAGGGGCGAATACCTGGATACCTAGGGGGTATTCCGTGGCAGTTTGACGCTGATGCGGTAGACGCGTGGTTGCGTAGCCCACAAGGATGGAAGCACTAGAGGTGATAATATGGCTAGAAAGAAAGATATCAAAAGACCAAAAGAAACGAAGCGCATCAAGATAATAGGAGTACACAAATGAGCGGCGGCTCCTCTCACAGAGAAGAGGGCTATGGTGAAATGAGAACACACAAAGAGCGCGTCATCAATAAGGAGCAGCCATGAATAGGAACACGGGGTTGACGGCCCTACTCACCATCGAGATCGTTACGGTGTTAGTGGCTGGTATCTGGGTGAACACACGCGATTTAAACGACTACAAGGAGTTTAGACATCAAATCGTTACTCTACAAGAACGCCTCACCGTGATGAAAAAACGCATCGCGAAGGCTGAGGAATCACTGGACGAGTGTCAGCAGGACTTGGTGGACCAGGGGGGCATGATACGCAGGATGCTCATGAAGGAGAAGGTGCAGCCATGATGGGACCAGGGTTTGCAGCTCATGTGATGTCAGATTCAATCAAGAGAGTACTGCTCAAAATGACCATGACTACAGGGATTATTGCAGCCTTGGGTTTTTTATTCTGGATAGTATATCGACCCATTACTGAGGCTGAAGAGCTACGCACGGAAAACAGAGGGCTCCAAGCGGTAGATAAACTGCAACAAGTATACATAGACGAGCTCGAGGCGGATAACGCCAAACTCTGTAAAGACTTTTGCCAAGAGGCAAAGCGGCTACAGGAATGTCAGCTCAATCTCCCGAGTGAGGACGCCGAGAGGCAGCTCTCGGTGGAGAGTATCGACAAGATCATAGGGGTTCACCAATGAAACCAACCAAACCCCTCAAAGATTGCTTCTTGTGCAGCATCTGCAAAGAAGCCCCAGGGTTCTTACCCCCGTGGGATTCTTGGGTACCGGGCTCTCAAGACGTCAGAAGCGAGGTAACACAGCCCTTGATGTGCAAGAGGTGTATCAAGGCTTTTGCGCGTGTTAAGAGCCACAGCGGCGCACACGTCGAAGGGCTACACACAATGTTGGCTTGGGCAGCCAAGCGCGCTCGAGAAGCGGAGCATAGGAGGATGGCTGATAAAGTAAACGTGCTTGAGTACAAGCTCCAGAAAGAAATCGCAACAACAAACGGTATCATACGAAAGTACGGAACCACAACCACAGAGATAGGAGACATGAATGCCAAGTAATGTTTATGACCTCAAGGGCGAGCTGCCCACCGCAGAAGAAAAGCGTGATTGGATATTCACCTTTGGGTGCGGGCAGCCTTATGCTGGACGTTACTGCGTAATCCACGGGACCTTTAATGCGGCCCGTGAGGAGATGTTCCGTCGTCATGGGCAGATGTGGTCTATGCAGTACAGAACGCCAGAAGACGCGGGGGTGGAGACGTATGGACTCAAAGAACTCAAGTAAACGTCTAAGGGTGAGAATAGGTCCTGAAAATTTGCGTGGGTATCGTCAACATTGTGATGTCCAAGAAAGGATACCTCTCAATATAGTTGAGATAGCTGATGCTAAACTTCAACTAGAAAAAACGGGAGGACTAGGAGTAAAGGCATCACTTAACCGTTACTATGAATTAGTAACAGAGAATATCATCGAGCAGTATCACTGCCACAAGTGTTCTGTGCAAGAACCCCACTTTAAGCATGAGTTCACTGGTAATAACTATGAGAAAGTTATGAAGCTATTTGACGGAGTAAAACAGCTTCCGACCCAGTGGTTAAAAGCCTATTTTGAGTATAAGCCCCTCCCGGACGCTGGTTTTGGGTTTACGGCGCTACGCTCTATGAGTTTTCCACAAATCTCAACAACAGGCGTTAATACATGCTTAGATAAGATACGGGGTGGCTTAAGCGCTGAATGTGTGTACCCGACAAACACACACGAAATTCTGTACCAGTATGTAATGTGCGCATTC